TTTAATCTAGATGAAACATTCTCTACTATAGGGGAAAAAGAAAACTATGCTATAGAGAGATGTTCTGGAGAATTGATAGCAGTGTGGGATGATGATGATGTAGCTTTACCTAATCACCTATCTAACATAGCTAAGTTTTGGAGACCAGATGCTAATCTTTTACATTGGCAGAATGGTGTGTTCTATAATGAACCTAATATAACACAATTGATGGCTCTTGGTAACTCAGGTATTGTCTATAGCAAGAAAGCTTGGGAAGCAATTGGTAAGAGTCCAATAGAGAATGCTGGTGGAGATATGACATTAGTTGTAGCTCTACATAACTTAGGAAGAGATAAAGTGGTATTAGCTGATCCTCCTAATGAAGAATGTTCTTGGTTCTATATGTGGGGTGGTAGAGGATACCATCAATCAGGTATGGGAACAGACACTGCAGAAAGACCTAGTGTTATAAAAAGACATAGTGATTATATAGAAAACTTAAGACAAAAAGGTCAAATACCTACAGGAGATGTTCAATTGATGCCTCAATGGAATAAGAATTACACACAAATGTTAAAAGACTACATCAATGAACATAAATAGTATATCAATAGATTCAACTAATTCTATGACAGAATTATGTCTTCTTGGAGTGAAATATCCAACAGATAAATCTCCATATAACAATGATGGAAACTTGCACAAACATGCATACACATCTATTTACAATCTATTATTCTCTAATATTAGATATAACAATCTATGTATAGGAGAACTAGGTATATTAGAGAATCATTCTATGCTTTCTTGGAGAGAGTTCTTTCCTAATGCTAAATTGTATGGGTTTGAATGGTTTGATAATAGATTAAATAAAGCTATTCAAGATAGTATACCTAATTGTTCATATTTTAAAATGGATGTTACTAATCCAGAATCTATTGAAGAAGGATTACTTTATTCAGGAGGTGAGTTTGATATACTTATGGATGATAGTACACATGTATTTGAAGACCAGATTAAGTTTATCAATGTAGCATATAAGTATTTAAAACCTGGAGGGTTTCTAATTATAGAAGATATATTTATTAATGCTAACGAAGAAGATTATTCAGAAGCAATAAATCATTTATCAGATTATTTCTCTTCTGCTACATTTATATTTGCTAATCATGCATTAAAACATTCTCCTGGATGGAATAATGATAAACTACTTGTATTACATAGAAACAATAAACCATGTTCTTAAATATAATCACCCCTTGTTCTAGACCAGAAAATCTAGAAACTATCTCTAAAAGTATAAATATCCCTAGAGATCAATATAGATGGATAGTAGTATTTGATTTATTAGAAGCACCAGCTAACATTCCAGAGAACTGTGAATGGTATGCTATCAAAGATGCTAAAAGTATGTCTGGTAATGCTCAAAGAAACTTTGCTCTTGATCTTGTTACACATGGACATATATATTTCAATGATGATGACACTATCATGCAACCTAACTTATGGGATGAGATAAAAAATGAAGATGTTGAAGATTTTATATCTTTCATACAAGCTAATAAAGATGGAAGTATTAGATTAGAAGGAGATCATATATCTGTAGGAACTATAGATAGTCACAACTTTGTTGTAGCAAACAAAACAATAGGAAATACAAGATGGGTATTAAATAGATATGATGCTGATGGTGTATTTGCACGAGAGTGCTTTGAGAAAGCAAAAACTATATTATATATAGACAAAGTGTTATCTGTATATAATTCTCTTAAATAAAAAAAGCTCCTTAATTGGAGCTTTATTAAAAAAGAAGTGAATCTTTAATTATTTGAGGAAGTTTTTCTAAAGAACCTTTATGTTCTTCAAACACTTTTTTTACTACATTTTCATTATCAGTAGAATATCTCAAAAGTACACTTTGATATATTTTATTTGATTCTTGATTATTTTTTAACATAAGATCTTTACAACATTTACCTGTATCAATTAAATAGATGTTTGCATCAATTTTTAAATTGGTAGGTCTAGTGTGTCTACCAGGAAGCCACTCAAAGTCTTTTCTTAATATACATGTTTTAGAAAACCAATATGTATCCAACTTACCCCAACTCCTTTGTTCTAATATTTTCTTTGTTTCATCTAAAGGAGGTTCTGAATCATGTTGCAGTAATACTATACCTGTAGGTGCAATCCAATCGTTTAGTGTGTTAATAATATAATTACGTAAATCTGGATGAAAAATCCTTTCATCTTGATCAGCATATAACACTATATATCCTTCATTAATAAATCTTTTTTTAATTTCGTTTTGTTTTTTAATATTATTACCCCATCCATAAGATTTTGTAGAATACGTTTCAAAATTATTTATTCCATGAGATTGTAAATATGAAATTATGAGATTTTTGTTTACATCATGAATAAGAAAATAAAACTCCTCTGGATGAAAGAAATTCTTATAATAATTGATAAAATTGTCTGAGAAGTAGTTAATCCTATCTATTTGTGTTATAACCTTAAGATTGTTCATATATAGGAAATCTTGATAAATCTGGATATTCTAATTCCAAATCATCATTACTTATTGGTATTCCATTTTTATAAAACTGTGTCATTAATAATAGTCCTCTTGTAGCTATTTCAGGCATCATATAAAAATTCCATCCTAACATATCAAAGTGATCATCATGGTATGAAACTTCATTTCTACCTGAAAATCTTGCACGTTTAAACCAATTATAGGCTTGTTCATCATCTGTAAGAATAGCACCTCCTTTAGACAGCTTTAAATGTTTAAAAGGACCTGTAAAACTAATACACATGTGTGTTCCTGTAATGTACATATTGTTTGTAAATCTAAGAGCTGAATCCCATACCTTTGTAGGAATCAATTGATAGGCTCCCTTTAATGTTTTCTCATCTGAATTCACCCATTTCACTTTTCCTCCAGCATGTATAATTTCACAAGGTACAGATGGATAGGTTCTACTAGGAATTGTTATCTCAAGACCTTTTACATCTTCATACATTAAAGCTAGAAACAATGCATTAGTTTGATTATCTATAGCTACAGCAAATGGAGCTCCTGTATACTCACAAAGAGATTCTTCAAATTGTTCTGTCACTTTATAAACTCCTTCAGCCATTTTCTCTTATAATTTTACAAGGACTTCCGTAAGCAATCACATCATCAGGAATATCTTTTGTCACTATAGAACCAGCTCCTATAACACAATTCTTTCCTATTTTAACATGATCTAACACCATAGCACCCATTCCTATCTTTGTACCTTCTCCAATTGAAACATGTCCTGCTATAGCAGCATTTGGATTAATAGTTACAAAGTCTGCAATGATTGTATGATGACCTATTGAAGAGTTTCTATTAACACTTACAAACTTTCCAAGATGACTGTGTGCACTTATGGAAACATTACTATGTATAGTGCAACCTTTTTCTAAAGTTGTAGTGGATGATATAGAAGCAGTGTTGTGTATAAGGTTTATGAAGTTCATATCCTCTCCGAAGGTGTTTAAAATCTTTCTCTTTATAGAAGAGTTAGAAACACCTAGAGCAAATGTATCACCACCTGTAAGTTTGTTGGTGATTTCCCATTTGAATTTAGGATTGTTGAACGTATGTTCTATTGGAAGATCTAAATTGTTTACAATTTTTATTTCTGGAAACATTCCTTTTGATTCAAGAACATCCATAATCATAGAAATTGTAACATCACTTTTTCCCAATAAGGTTAGTGTTTGCATAGCCTTGTTCTTTAAATTCTATAGGTGTAAGTAGTTGATGATCAAGCTCTTCCATTATTCTATGTGCTCTTTTTAGAAGCTCTATGTTTGTAGTCTTTTCCTTGTCTTTATAGTATAGATTGTCTTCAAGACCCACTCTTATACCATCTGCATAGAGAAAACCTAAAACATTTGATTTTAATTGATCTTTCCCTATACCACCAAAGCACATCACTGAATTAGAAGGTTTATTAGCAACAATATTTGCAACACTTGTAACATCAACTTGTGCATTGTAAATGTTTCCAAATATCATATTTATATAATGGGGACCTTTTAAAACACCCTTCTTTATAAGATAGTTGGTGTAATTTAACATTCCACTATCAAAGCATTCTATTTCTGGAACAACACCATATTCATCCATTTTTTCTATAAGCTTAATTATTGTTTCAGGTTCATTAATAGAAGCAGCTTTTGGAAAGTTTATAGAACTCATAGTAAGACTTCCCATATCTGGCATAAGCTCAAGAACAGCTGAACGTTTCTCAAATTCTGGAAAATGTCTTCCTGTTAAAGATACACATATAGAGAGGTTAGGGCAGTGTTTTCTAATACCCTCAATAATCTTTTGGTATACATCTTTTCTATAGGTATTCAACAGCTGTTCATCTCTAGCATGAATGTGCACCATTGTTATGCCCAGCTCAAAAGCAAAATGCACCTCTTCCACTATTTCATTTGGGGAGATAGGTGCATTTGAATTTTCTTTTGTTGTTTGAGTTCCTGTAGGTGTGAAGTTTATTATTTTATTCATAAACTTTGTTGATTTATTTTGATAATCTCTTTTGCTTCATTGGTTGCATAGGAGCTGTTCTTCTCACCTTATCATCCATAGACTTATTCTGAGAGAAAGGTTTGTCCTTCTTAGGTATAGGAACTTTAGGAGCCATTCTTGGTGCTCCAGATTTCTTAGCTTTACCAGAAGTCATATTAGCACCCACCTTTACAAGTTTTCATTTTACCACCAGACTTCATATTGAACTGGACATCACCATTCATTCTAGGATTTTCTGCTCCTCTTGCATTTCTTCTATCACTAATTCTATTAGCTACTTTATTAGCTCGATCTCTAGAAGTTTCATTAATTTTAGTAACTCTTTCATATTGACGTTTATTAAGATTTCTTGGAACAACGTTATTTCCATCTTGTGCTTTCTTAATTGCACCACCAGCTTTCATAGGTACCATAGAAGCAGCTTTACCACCATATTGCATTTTCTTAGGTGTCTTACCAGCTTTCTTCATAGCAATAGCTACAGCAGCTTGTTTAGCCATCTTACCACCCATTTTCATCTTAGCACCAGATTTAGCTTTTCCTTTACCAGCTACAATGATATCAGCTCTAGTTACACCAGGGTTTTTATCAAATCCAGCTTTAACAGATTTCATTCCTAAAGAACTACCACCTTGAGATTTTTTTACAGTTTTACCATTTTTACCCATTAATCCACCAAGAGCTTTTCCAGCTAATCCACCTATTAAGTTACCTCCCATTCCACTTAACATATCTCCTAATTGAGCTTTTTTAATCTTACTGCCAGTTTTAGCTTTTTTCATCACTTTACCACCATTCTTTTTTAACATGTTGTAATTTTGATCCTTAGCATCAAAGCCTTCACCACTTAGCATTTCACCTTTAGGTCCTTTGTACATTTGTACATCATTATTAGTTTTCTTCTTAGGAGTAACTTTTACAGTTGTTTTTTTCACTGCAACTACAGGTTTTTTTGGTTGTAACATAATTTACATTATTAAGTTGTTAGTATTATTTATTGGTAAATAACCAAAGAAGTTATTCAGTTTGATTGCAAGGATTTTTAACAGTTCCATTTTCTCAAGCTTTTATTAATTCTTGAATTAGGATCGTGAGCTGTCTTAGCACTAGTAAGTTTCTTCTTCATACCTGACATTCTACTACAGAAGGATTTACGTCTTCCTGCAGCTTTACTTCCAGGTTTTAACTTAGAAGGTTTAGTGGTTACAGCTGTTTTAAGTTTGCTACCAGGATGTGATTTTCTATATGAAGCCACACCTTTAGCATTTAATCCACCACTTGGATTCTTTCCAGATTTCTTTTGCCAAGCTTCTGATGCCATTATTTCTTAGTTTTAGCTTTAATTTTCTTTTCTTGTACTAACATTTGTTTAGTAGGTTTCTTTCCAGATCCTTTATTAGCACGAATGTTATCCCATAATCCTCTTTTAGACATAGAACCATCAGCACGTTTAATCATACCTCCAGCTTTAGCTTTCTTACTGTTCATTATAGACTGCTCATTTTTTAATTTACTTTTTAAATAATTCGTCTTAGATTTAAACTTTTTTTCTTCAAGTTTAAACATAGCATTATCAAGAGAATCCTTACTTTTTTTTATTTTATCAAATATAGGTTTTGGATCAGAATACTGTGATGTTCCATTCTGAGCTTTCTTTTTATCCATCATTTCTAATGCTCTAGCACTAAGCTTTGCTTTAGGAATAGAATCATTAATCTTACGTGCTTTATCAGAAGCTATTTCTCTAGAGAAAGACATACTAGAAGATTTTCCTTGATAGTATCTAGGACCATTATTAGTTTTTACCTTTTTAGTAGAAGTGTAATTACTTCCTTCTTTTGTAAGATATTCACCATCTTGAGCTTTCTTTATTGTACTACCAGTTTTAGATTTATTTAATCCTGTACATTTACCACCTTTACAAGGAGGAGGGTTATTATTTTTTTTAGCATCAGTAGTTTCTAATCCTTCTAATTGAGCATCAGGTTTTCTTTTTTGTTTATCAAGTTGTTTGCTATATTGCCATCTTGTTAATCCACGTTTTTCAGCTTCACTAACAAATATTGAATCTTGTTTTCTCCAAAACTCAGATGATTTTTTTTCTTTCTCAACACGAGCAGCAATTCTATCTGCTCTTTCTTTATTTCTGACATCTCGTATAGAATCTCTTTGAATTGGTGTCATTACACCATTCTGTGCCTTTTTAATAGCACCACCAGATTTTAATGTACTTCCTTTATATGGACCCTTCTTCTTAACAAGAGGACCATTAGGAACTTTAGTAATTGCCATGATTATTTATTTTTAGATATTTTACGTAGTGTTTTAGCAAGAGCTTTGCGTTTAGGAGTGCATGTAGCTTTAGTCATAGGAGTGCAAAATCCCTTATGTGCAGGATTGATTGCTTTTTGTATCCACTTACCATCTTTAGCTTTTGTTATAGTAGTTCCTGATTTAGCTTTTTTCTTTTTAATAGAAGGAACATCAAATTTAACTCCACCATTAGGTTTAAATGTTGTTTCAGTCTTAGTATCTCCTCCAGGATATGTAGTTTTTTTAAGATCATAGTTCTTAGTACTATACATATCTATAGTAGGATATTTCTTTTTTAAAGTATCCCCTACTTGTGCTTTCTTAATAGCTTTCTTAATAGATTTTTTAACAGTAGCCATAACTATTTCTTTTTCATCTTGGTAGCACCAAGTTGTTTATCTTTTACAAGCTTAGCTTTACCTTTAGCACCAGCTAATGTTTTGTTTTGTACTTTAGTCCAAGCACCTTTAGGATCTACAGGACCAACTCTTTTGTTGGAGGCTTTAAGTCCAGTTAGACTTCCACCATTTTTCATTTTCTTTTTAGTTTTTACCACTTTACCACCGTTTTTTCTTTCATCTACAGTTGAATTTGGACCAAACTTTTTATCATGAGCAGCTTGTAAAGCATCTATTTGTTTTGAACGAGTACCACCAAAACCACCATTGTAGTAGTTATCTCTTGGACTGTTTCCACCTAATGTATCTTTAGATATATCATAAGTATCACTTAATCCTTCTTTTCCTTTGTATTTATTCAAATAGTCTAACATAGGTGTAGACTTTTTAGCTTTTACAGTAGCACTGTTTTGTGCCTTTTTAATAGGTCTTTTAATTGTTGCCATAGCGTTTAAATGTTATATTGGGTTTAACGATTATATCTTTGTGAGTGTATTGCCACATCTCACCTGTAGTGTTTATTATAATTGTATAGATGGTGTCTGTTTCTGTTCCATAATCTGTAACAAGAAATATCACACCCTCTCCCTTTGGTGTTATAACATCTATTCTATTCTTTGGTTCGTATATTCTCATAGAGAAGAGCTTTTATTCGGGTGTTATTCATCTCCCAACACCTAGATTTTTAAAGATCTTTAGAAGAAATTTCTTCTACTGGAGCTTCCACTTCTTTAATGATATCAGTTTCTACACCTTTAATCATTAATTCTTCAATCACTTGATTAGCTTGCATCATTAATTGAAAACGTGCTGCTTCTTCAGAAGATAAATAAGCTCTAACAGTGTTAAGGATTAATCCAAACTGTTGTCCTGTTAATTCAAATCTGTCTTCAGGAGTCCAAGTGTACCTTTTTGCAGGATCATACTGTGCCATAATTTAATTGGTTTTTATTATTAATCTGTAAATGTAAATAATGTTTTTTAATTATCCAAATTTATTTCAAACGTAATAACGCTTGTTGTTTTAATACTCTTGCTCATGTCCACTCTTATGTGAAACATATTACAAAACTTAAGAATTTCTTCTATAAGCATATTGTTATACTTAGGAAGACTTGCTGCTATTCTGAATTTATATGAGTGAGAGTTCTTTGTAATCTCAAGACTACATAATTCATCAACAGAAGAAATAACACCTTCCAAGTGTGCAAGAAAAACTTCATCGTTATCTTGCATCACCTTTGGAAAATGTTTTCTGTTTACTTCCATTATGACAAAGTAAGTCTATAAAGGGTTTGAGCTGCTTCTCCACTTAATGATTGAGCAACATTCTCTATGTCTGGCATATTATTAGCTTCACCAAACTCTTCTAAGTCTTTAGCAAAGGTTACAAGTTCTCTTACCACCTGATTAGGCATACCAGAAGTGTAGTCTTTAAGAACATCTATCTTATATGCTCTAACTCTCTTACCTGAATATCCCATAATCTTTTCTACTATTTCATCTTGGAAGTCACCCACTTTATCGTAAATAGTTCCTAATGCAGAATGTTCAGCAAAAGATGTAGTTTGAAAATGTAATAAATGGAGTTGTTCGTAGTAAAATGATAATTTTCCTGCAATAGTCTCTAATGTAAGAGAGCTACTTCCTGCGCTTTCCATCATTTCTTCTGGGAATAGAGATTTTAGTGCCATGTTGTTTAGTTTTTAAATTAAGGAGCTGGTGTTGTAGTGGTGGTAGTAGTAGGTGCAACAGTAGTTGTTGTTGTAGTTGTAAAGTTACAACACTCTTTAGCATCTATTTCTTTCCAATTACCAACCTTCGGTTTAAATGCTTGTACAATTAAACTACTTGGTATAATACGTCCTGAACCATCAAAACGTACAAAAGCTTTAAGCTTATTATTGTTATTACTTCTCATGATTAAAGTGCTGTAGTTGTTGTACTAGTAGTTGGTGCTATAGTTGTTGTAGTGGTAGTAGTAAGGAAACAGCACTCATATGCATTTATTTCTTTCCACTTTCCTACCTTTGGCTTATTTTTTCTAAGGATTAAGCTTCCTGCAACTATTCTACCAGATCCATCGAATCTGACAAAAGCTCTTAAAGGTCTACTATTTAGGTTCATCTTCTATAATTGTATTAGTAGTTGTAGATGTTGTTGTTTCATCTACCACTATTGTTTCTTTACCAGTGATCTTACTCACTTTAGCCATTGTTTCTTTTAATTTTTCAAAATTTCCCATTAGTGTAATTTTAATTAGTCAGCAAATGAATAAGCAACAAGTTCAGTTGAACCATTAGCAGCAAATAAAGCAGCTATAGTAGCATTAGGTGTATATGATAAACCTCCATCAATTGCTTTAAAACTACCAAGAAAATAATATCTACTATTATTGTATGCAGCTAACTCTTCAAAGCTATTCACTGTAACATTATCATCAGATTGATTATACAAATACATATAAGGACTTGCATCATCATTTTCTACTACAAAATCTGGATAGCTAAAAGGAAAACTATCTTCTACAGCTACTACAATTGTTCTTTGATCTACATTACAGCATTCGTATGCTTGTGTTTCAATCCATTTACCCACTTTAGGTTTTTGACGTCTAAGTACAGTACTTCCTGGTACAATTCTACCAGTTCCATCAAAGCGAGAATACGCTTTTAAGTCACGTTTGTTTGGTGTCATTTTTTTGTTTTTATTTATTATTAATTAATTTTAACAAGGATTATTTAATGTTGTGAGTCCTACTTGCCAATAGTTTGTACCATCACAGTTTAATATTTTATTTGAGCTACCATTGCTAGTAGTTTTATATGTAATAGATGCTGGATCTACATAGCCTTTAGCTGTACCATCCCAAGCTTCTATACCTAGTTCTGCAGCAACTCTATCAATTCTACATGCATATCCATAATAGAATATACCGCCAACTTGTCCTCCAGCAAATACCAATCCAATTATCTTTCTTACACCACCAAAATCAGCAATTAATGCAGATCCTGAATCACCAGAATACACTGGATTAGCACAAATAGTAGATAGACTAGGATCATTTTCAGGTTTTACATATTTTATTGTATCAAGAAATGTAGCAGGTGTAGGAACTCCTTGTAATTTATATGCTGGTGCTAGTGCTGTAAATAAAGCAAACACTCTTAATGCACAAGTTGCTCCACCTTTAGGTCCTGTAGTTCTTCCAGAACTATATAACATTGGATTAGATGTCAATAAGTTATCTATTTCTGATGTAGAAGCAAATGGAAGAGGAAATGTATAATCATTCACTCCAGCTTGTTGATATGATGTTGCTATATCTACATCTTCAGGATCTAAAGAGAATATTGCACCATCTACATAATTAAATCCATTTCCTGCTTTATGAATAGGTACATATCTTAATGATCTTCCAATTGTATAAGCAGGATCAGTAGGAATAGACCCACTTTCACCATTTTGATATATATAGTCTACTGGAGAATATTCATTTTGAATAACACCAGCTAGATTTTGTTCTGATGTATAGAATGCATCTTGTATAGTTACGTGGTTATTAGTAACACCTACTAATGTTTGTGTTTCTGTATGTACTGCTATGAATCCCATAGTTCCTACACTATTTACATTGTTCTTTGATGTAATTGATAAACCACCTATTAACGGTCTTGTGAAAGCTCTATTATCAGCTGAGTTAGGTCCAGCTACTTGTCCACAATAAGGATTACAAGCAAGTAATTCTGCTCTACTAACTTCATAAACATCTGTTCTTAACACTTGATCACCTATTACTATTTCATTAGGTAAGATTTCTTCTGGAGATAATTCAGATAGAGGTTTTTTCTCTTCTACACCATACATTATACAAAGCTCATCAGTTTGTTCTTTTCCAACAAACTTATATCCATAGGAAATACTATTAACATTAGGAGTGGACAATGATAACTCTTGTACCTTTAATTTTATATCTTCAATATTCATAATTATAAAGATTCAAAGTGTGTGTAAATTGTATTAAAGCCTGATGGTGCTAATGTAGTAGTTGATGTTGTAGTTGCTGGTGTGTCAGAAATAAGACGTACAGATAAACCAACTTCTTTTCTAAAGTCTCCACCATAAGCATCATCATTGTTATAATCAAATCCTAAATTTTTAGCAGTTAATGGAGCAGTACCTGCAGTAGTTGTCCAAAAACCACCTCCAAAAGAAATATATGTAAAGTCTCCAACATAAGCATTACGAAGACCTCCTGGAAGAAATGTAAAACCAGTAGAATTAGTTGCACCAACATTTGGACTTGCCCAATGTACTGTTCCTGCTTCTTTCAATGGTCCTCCTGCAACTGACAATCCTCCTAAATAATTAACTAAAGTTGTACATTCAGCATCTGTTGGTATATGCCAACCTAAAGGAGCTATATTTCTTGGGTCTGTAACTGCATACCAATTGTATAATTTACCATATGTACAACCATTATCATCATCATTATCATAGTAACACCATGCACCTGTTGTAAGAGCTGCCCATGCAGTAGGATCTTGAACTTGTGGTATCGGATCACCATTTTGATATGTATCTATATTTAAATTACATCCTGTCCATGTTTGAGTTCCAATAGTTACATCAGGTAAAGAACATGGTGGGCATGAATCTTTAATTAAGCGTACTGAGTTTCCGCTTCTTTTGTAATATCCTTTTTGTTCAAATAATTCCGATATTGTTAAATCATTCCAATTATATAATTCCCAATAGTATAAGGCATCAGTATATGCATCTGGGTAGAAGGGGGTGGTAGTCCAAAAAACGCCAAATAAGCCTAACCCAGAAAATGTTCCATTTTCATTACTCCCACCAGGTAATCCTGTCCAACCAGAACTATTAGTAGCACCTAAATTATTAGGAAACCAATGATTAAATCCTGTTTCTTTTAATTTACCGCCAGCATCATTAACAGCTCCCGTACCTCCAGGGCTAAGGTAAGTCATTAATGTATAAAAATCACTATCAGTAGGAACATGGTATCCAGCTGGTGCTAATCCTCTTGGATCAGTTATAGCATATCCATTATATAATTTACCATAAACACAACCATTTAATGGATCATTATCATAATAACACCAAGCTCCAGTTGTTAAAGCAGCAAATTCTGCTGGGTCTTGTACTTGTGGTATTTCATCACCATCATTAGTAGTAAATGTATAATATTCTATATAAGGAGGACCAGGTGCAACACCACCACCAGCAAATAACAATTTAATATTATTAACAGGTTTATTAAAATTTAAAGTGTATGTAAAATCTCCAACATTATTTCCTAATATAAGACAAGGAAGAGGAGTAGTTTTACCAGTACATGTAATAAAATCACCTGCATTATTTAAAGTGGGTCCAGAATATGTTGTATTAATAATTAAATCTCCATAAGTTACAGTACCAATACCACCAACAATAGCATTAGGTAATGCTACTACATTACATGAAGTGCAATCTAGAGGTGGTGTAACATCATCTAAACATAGAGAAATTGTTGATCCATCACCTCCTCCAGGTCCTGTTATTGTTATTTGAGTATAAGAATTAGTTGATCCCACTTGAACTAAACTAGCTCCTCCATTAGGGTTAGCATATGTAACTTCTAATACATTACCATTTAAAGTGGTTCCACATGATTCACCACACAAAGAAAGTGTAGGTGTTCCAGTTTGATACTTTGTAACATCTAAATTACATCCAGTCCAAGTTTGATCACCTATTACTATATCGCCTAATGCACATATAGTTGGGCAAGGATAACCTGTAGTAGTGGTAGTAGATGTTGGAGTGATACAACATTCATATGAATTAACCTCTCTCCATTTCCCAACTGTAGGTTTGTTTTTTCTATATATAAGACTGCTTGGAACATCTCTCCCAGATCCATCTATTCTAATATAAGCTTTTAAAAACTTTGCAGTTGGATTATTCATATTAATAGTCTAATTTATATTTTTCTTTTATTTCGTTTAGCTTAGTGGCATAAAACCACGTACAAAACTTTTTAGAATTCTCATTATTAAGAATCATGTCTAAGCTAGCATCTTTTGTAGGATCAGTTCCCATGTGATATTTGCCTTTATAGAAAGCTGGGTAACCATTTCCTGTTTCAGAAACTATTCCTGCATTATGAAAGATTGTGTGTGTGTCTAATTTTATAAGAGGATCTGTTGCCCAAGCAAAAGCTAGTTCAGGAACCACCTTTGTTTCTTGTTCTCTAAACCATAAGTTCCAAAGAACAGCCCACATATCAGCACACCAACTTTGATATCCTGAGTTTTCATCTTTAAAGAACTCTCTATTTATCTTCTGTAAATAAGTTCTTATAAGAATACAATCATTCATCACCTTACTCCAGAAATCACCATCTATATTCTTTAATAGATATTGTGCTCCTCCTGAATGATCATTGTTAGCTTCACAAACTTCTCTACTTATTCCTATTACACTTGCAATCTCTGCAAGGATGTCTCTAGATTTATATTCTTCTAGTTTCTCTGGTAACACTTGATGTATCTTACTATCAAAATACTTAGCATTGATATAACTGTTTGTATCTGATAGATAGTTTACATCATCTTCCAAAAATTGATCCACATTGAAATCTTTCATAAAAAGAATGTCAGAGTCACAATAGAAGATTGCTTTTTCTTTTAGTTCTGGATGTTTCTTGAAATGTTTCCAAAGAACATAAGGACGTAATACAGGAATGTATATTCCAATCAATTGATTTAGATTATCCTCATCTTCATAGAAGTGAAACTCAGCTTCTGGATATAGGTCTTCTATTTGTTTCCATTTATCTCTATTCTCTCTTCCTTTAGCAGCGAATATAAGATTGATTGCTTTGTCAGAATGTCCTATCTCTTTAAGACTTTCCATCCAAAGATTCACTTGCCATGTATAATAAATATCGCTTGGGCAAGCTTGGATAAACTTTAAATCTTTCATAATGTAGTTGGTTTTAATTTTTGTTTTTTATATTAAGAAATAGCTGTTACTACTCCATCTTTTATTTCTATACATCCTGTATTAATATTATAATTTCCATTAGGAAATGGTGTTGTTGCATTTTGATCTAACCACACTTCACATCCAATAGTTGGCCAAGAGTCTATACATGCTTGTGTCATCCAAACATCAAAATAATCAACTAAAGCACAAGAACTACCACCACATGATATAGGACAATTAACAAATGTATAATTAGTATTAACTAAACAATCTCCTAGATTTGTTACAATTAATCCTTCTGAATAAGTTAATGATCCTACAACCATACAATCTGTTAGTGATTGTCCACCACTTTCTAACCTACCTTGTATAAATATTCCATCACAACTTACATATGAATAATCCCAGTTAACACCTGGAGGATCTGCAGGAGGTTCAACATTATAAAAATTACAAGAATAATTACAAACATCTCCACATACACCATCATCTAATATTAAACCTCTAGTAAAAATAATTGAACCAGGAGAAGTACATAAATTTATAGTTATACCACTATCTATTGAAACATCCTTTATTTCATTTCCTAAACAATCTATATATGAATATGTTAAAGTATCATTTGTATTATTTATTAGTGTATAACAATTACAATTTATTGTAGTAGTGGTAGTAGTAGTTGTCGTAGGTGCAACTGTTGTGGTTGTAGTTGTTGTTGGAGCTACCGTAGTGGTGGTTGTAGTTGTTGTTACACATCCACAAGATCTAACACATATCAATCTTTCAAGTTGTTTTGATATCTGCCAAAGAAGATTTGTTGTTGTACTAGCACCTATTTGTCTGCTTGGTATAGCCATTGTTTATTTTTTATGATGTTGTTGTAGTAGTTGTGGTTGTTGAACATCCACAAGCACTTACACATTTTAAATATTGTAACTGCTTAGATATCTGCCAAAGTAAGTTAGCTTTAGTGCTCCATCCAATCTGTCTACTAGGTATAGCCATTGTTCTTTTATATTATAGGTAAAGTGGTTGTACTAGTAGTGGTTGTACAATTTGCACAAGCCTGAGCTGTAACATTAATAAGTTGCTCTAATTGCTTAGAGATTTGCCATAATAGGTTATCTTCTGTGCTCCAGCCTATTTGTCTAGATGGTATAGCCATAGTGTTTTTATTTTAATTATACAAATGTATTAATAATTATTTTAATATTCCTAATATTTTTTAATATCTTTTTTAAAAAGAGATTATTATAACTAATCCATCTCCTCCTTTGCCTCCATTTCCTCCTCCTAAAACTCCTGCTCCTCCATTACCTCCTCCTGAACCTATACCTCCATTACCACCTATTCCACCAAATCCTACTGTAGAACCTCCTCCTCCAGCACCTCCTAAAGAGTAAAAAGGTTTCCAAGACATTATTCCATTTGCTCCATCACCTCCATTACCTACAGTTACAGCTGAACCACCTTGTATTAATGGAGATATGCTTGTAGCTAATATTGAACCTCCAGCAGCAGTTGTTAATCCATTTTGCCAAGATCCAGGACATGTTATTTGAGATGTTAAAGGTGTTACATCAGAATTAGGTTGTGCTATTCCTTGTGTTGATGCAAAATTAGATAAGTTTATAAAAGTAGCTCCTGTAGATGTAAGTACTGTTTCTCCAGCACTAGAAGAGGCTGCTATATTTCCTGATGCCATTATAATATTTTGTGCAGTAGTATTATTTGGTAATAAACTAACAAAACTTCTTGTGCCACTACCTCCTGATACTACAGTAGTAGTACCTATTGCTCCTGCACCTCCAAGTCCTACTTGAACATATAATGAATCAGATAATAAAGAAGCATTAAATAATGCTCTAGTTACAGCTCCAGCTCCACCTCCATTAGTATAAGTACCTCCAAAAGGACTTGAACCACCAGCTCCACCACCAATACATATTATATAAACATAATTGCATTTTCTAGGTTTTTGCCATGTCTGCCATGCTCCACCACCACCATAATATATTTTTATGTCTTGTTGATTATTTGGTATATGAGATAAATCTAACATATTATAAACTTGTTGTTATTATTATAAAACCATCACCACCTCTTCCACCATTACCTGCATTCACTCCTGTGTTAGTAGAAGCTCCACCCCCCCCTCCACCAGTTCCTGATGCTCCATTACCTCCATTTCCTCCATTTGTACTTGCAGCAGAAGAACCCCCTCCTCCTAGACCACCAAAAAGCATAAGTATTGGTTTATAAAAAATAGGACCATTAATTCCATTTGTATTTAATGCAGATGCTGCAATTCCTGGAAATACTCCTTGTGTTATAAAAGCTCCACCAGCACCTGTACCTCCTCCTCCTGTTGCTCCAACTATAGGAGTTGCAGGAGTGATATTTGTACCTGCAGCAGTACCCCCTGCAGCTCCTGCAGCTCCTGCTTGAAAAGTAAATGTTCCTAAATTAGCAAAAATATTATTTGCAATTAATGATATTGTTTCTCCTGCTCCTGCTGTTCCTCCTGCTGTTGTACCTCCTCCTCCTGCTGTTGCAGGTGTAGTTCCTGAGCGTAAAACTACATTTGATACTGATGATGTATCAGGTATAAGACATACAAAACTACTTTGCCCTGAAGAGCCTGCTGTTGCAGTTGTTCCACCTAATCCTCCTGTTCCACCTATTCCAGGTAGTATGTAAAGTATATTTGGAAGTAAGTTTGCATCTATGGTTAATCTTGCAGTAGCTCCTGTACCTCCACCACCTCCACCACCTCTTGGTGTAGAAGCTGATTGTAATCCACCACCACCTCCAGCACCTGAACCTTGACAAATAATACTGACAAATTTAGCACCTCTTGGTTTTATCCATGTTTGCCAAGTTCCTCCATTGAAGAAACCTTGTACATTTGAATTTTGATTTTGAAAATATGATAGGTCTAACATATCACTGTAATTATAACTAATCCATCTCCACCTCTACCACCAACACCACCAGAAACTGAACCAGCACCTCCTCCACCTCCACCAGAACCATACCATGCATTTCCACCTCTACCTCCTGCACCTGTTGTTCCTAACTTTCCAGCACCTCCAGCACCTCCAGTTCCACAAAGTGGTTGAAATAAACCATATCCACTATCCCCATTTGCACCATCTGTTGAACCACCATTAACTTGATTAGTTAATATGGCAGTTGCTGCTGTTATATTTCCTCCTGTAGCACTACTAATTGAGGTTTTTCCTCCACCACCAGCTCCACCTGTAAATAAACCTGTTCCTAAAGCAGCTTGATTACTTCCTGCTGTAGGTGTTATAGTACCTCCTGCAGAACCATTAACTCCTGCAATTGAAGTGAATATTCCTAAATTTCCAAAAGCACTTAAAGTAGCACTTGTTGCTAATCCTTGTTGACCTCCATTACCACCAGCTAACACTGTACCAGCTACTCCTGATACTGCCCATCCACCAGCATTTGCTGATGATTGTATTAATAATGTTTGAGCATTATTTGATGGTACTAAAGCTATAGAACTTACACCATTCATATTACTGGGATTAGCTTGACCAACTTGTATGTATAAAGTATCAGGAAGTAAAAAAGCAGGAAATATTCCCCTTGTATAACCACTTGAACCTCCACCACCACCTCCTCCAGCATTTCCTGTACCAACAAAACCATTTCCCCCTGCACCTCCTCCACCAATTAAAAATACAACTAAAAATTTAGCACCACGAGGTTTATTCCATGTCTGCCAACCAACAGTAGTATTTGAACTATTTACATAAAATGTATAAGTTTGTTGTTGTTGAGAAGGTATATGAGATAGGTCTAACATATTATTTTGCCCATGTTGGTTTTGGTGGGTTTGCATCTATAACATGACTCTCAACAGGAAAACTTGGGTATTCCAATGTATTTCCTTCTAAGTCAGTTATTCTTATTACGTTTCCATTACTTACTTCTTGATACGCTTGGAAATCCCATCCAAACGTAAACTCTATTAATATATATTCCATTAGTATTTTCCAGCTATAGTTGTAACATAGTATCCAGCCGCTACAGTTGTTCCTAATGTTATATTAAGTTTGTATCCAGGAGGCAGAGCAAAGTTTAATGGTAGTTCATAAACAGGCAATGCTGCTACCTCTGATAATGTTGTTGCTGAAAGAGTAATCTCATCCCATAAAACATTATTAGCTGCTGTAGCATTTGTAGATCCATTATTTATAAAAACTCTAGCTACTGTTGCTACATTTGTTCCAGCTGCTCTGAATCTTATTCTTTGAACAAAACCTCCGTTTGTAGCATCTGCTGTAAAAGAAGTTAAAACTGTTCCTGTTCCATCCTTTGCTACGTTAGCTGTTGTAATTGCTGTTGCTCCCCATTGAACATCTCCTGCTATTGAAAATATTGGTTGTGTATTTACTGCCATTGGTTATTTATTTTTAAAATATATTTTGTAATCCTTGTGTCATTGCTTGTACTAATCCTAAATTTGGTTTAGCGTTAAATGTAGTCCAGTTTGCTGAACTTAATGCTCCTCTATTTGTAGCAGATGCTGTTGGTAGATTAAATGTATGTGTTGTTCCTGTAGAAGATATTGCAAAATCAGTTCCTGTTGTTCCTGTAGTTAGTGTTTGAGAGGATCCTGTTAAACTATTAATAGCTGTAATTCCTGTACCAGCCATTATACCACTCTGTTGTGTAACAGTTAATATAACTGAAGCAGCAGATGGTGGTGGACTTCCAGCAGCATAATACTGCATTTGAACATTTGTATGGTCTGTTGTACTCCAAACTAATTCATAATACTGACCAGCTACAACACTTAAAACATAGTTCCATCCAGCAACAATATGATAAGGATCTCCAGGATTTTTTCTTGCTTCTAATCCTATAACTCCAGCACTACCAGGAACATCAACACCATTTAATCGTAACCATATAGTTACATCTTGTGGTGAGTTAGCAAGATTTTGAAATTGAGAACTAAACTGTAAGTTATATATTCCTGTATTAGCAAATGTTATTCTTGTTAGATTAGTACCATTAGTAACAACAGATACACCATTAGCTAAATCTATTGTTCTGAATATCATCGCATACCCAGTGTTGTCAACAGCAGCAGTTTGAGTTACATTATCTTGCCAAGCTCCATAATAACCTGTTGGTGTAGCAGCAGTATTAGTTCCCCATTTTAAACCTGTGGATGCTGTACTATCAGCTATCAGTATTTGGGTATCTAATCCTACTGGTAGTCTTGCATTTGTTGAATTAAATGTAAATAAATCTCCCTTAGTTGTAAGAGGAGATGTGAATGTTGCAGGAGTAGGTATATTTAATACATTAGATATTAATGTAGCAGCACCTGTACCAGTAGTTGTAAGACTTGTAATTCTATTTGTATAAGCTGTATTCCAATTACTAGCACTCGTTATTCTTGAATCTGCTAATGTTCCAGTCCAACCTAATGTTAATGATGTAGCTTGTAATAAAGCTGTTGAAGGACTACCACCAAGAGTTAGTGTTACATTTGTATCATCTGTTTTTGTTAGAGCAGCAGGTGTTACTGATGCAGTAGCATTTAATGTTGTTCCTGAAAATGATAACCCTGTACCTAGTGTTATCTCTTCCATTACCCCTGTACCTGCTGTACTTCTACCAATAAGTTTATTAGTAGCCATTGATGTAGAAATATCAGGAGTTGTTCCTCCACTTGAAACTATTGGAGAAGTTCCTGTAACAGATGTAACAGTTCCACTTGGTATTGTTGGATATGCAATTTGTTTTACATTTCCTGAACTATCTCTTAATAATAAATAATCAGATGTAGTTCCTGTGTCTGGAGTTTGTGTAAAGATTAATTTACCTGTAGTGGCTACATTTATACCTTCTGTATAAGAACTTCCAGCTTTTAAACTTAAAGATCCCTTTGATTTTAATTCTAATCCTGATGTATTATCACTTATTATAGTACTAACTTGAGAGATACCTGGATTCCCTAATGAAACGTCAATTTGAGATTGTGCTCTTTGAATAGATAAATATGAATTTCCATCTAATAAAGATCTTGCTGAATAATTTATATATGTAGTTCCTGCTGATTCTAGAATATTTGAGTCACCTATAGAGTTAGTCCCTGTAAACTTTGGTATGTAGTTAGTTGTTCCTGATATAGGAAGTGTGGCAGAAGTTAAATAACCTGCAGGGTTTGTAGATAGAGGATAATATACAAGATCATACACTAATTCTCCATTAGCCCATACAACAGTGGGATTTGGATAGGTACCAGATAAATCACCACCAGCAGGACCAGTGGGAGAACCACCACCTCCACTACCAACTCTCTTTATGTTCCCATTTTTATCTAAAACAAGAACTCTAGCATCATCGGTAGATGTGTTTCCATATTTATCTAATATCTGTACCATTATGATTGTGTAGCACTAATATAAAATGTTGTACCAGGAACATCAGAAATTAGTTGCAAATAGTTTCCATTCTCAAGAGTGTATGTTTCAAGATCTCTTACTGAATCTCCTGCATCTAATGTGAATTCATATATAGGCACTTCATGTATACCAGGACCTGTCATGTATCTATTTAGATTAAACACATAAGCAGTGTCTAGATTATTAATTATAATACTATTTATAACCAAAGAAGTGGTGGTACAAGTTATTTTTGTACTACCATCAGTTGCTACATGTCCTTGAAATATTACAGTCATAGTTTATCTACCTTGACCTCTATAAAGTTTCTTATAATTCTTAGAACTCTTTAAAGAAGATGTTTGTGATTTAGCATGTACACCAGGACGTTTTATGTTTGGTTTAACTAGCTTTTCTACTGTGTTGGTTAATTTTGCCATTATTATATAATTACATACCCAGATTTATCTCTAGGTTTAGTTTGTAATGTTCTCCAATTATTAAAACCTATTTTATCAAAATGAGGCATATCTTTAAAGCTTGTCCAATTTCCTCCCCAGCTCCATCCATGTTTAGCAAATATCTTTACACATTCATCCCAGTCTGATATTTTATCACCATCCCAATCTTTATGTGTATCCCAGCTAGCATCTTTACCATCTATAATCAATACAATGTCTACAGCAAAACCATAATTATGAACTGACTGTCCACCTTTAGCATTAGTCACTTTTGGTCTTTGGTTAAATAAAGCATCTTGCTCTGCAAATGTTCTTAGTCCTTGTGATATTCTAACTTGTGATCTTCCTGTAAGAGCTTTATTACATTCATTAATAATGTCTTCCATTTCTTTTCTTACAGAAGGATGTAATAAATTAATTCTATCTAATGTTGTTTTGTCCATGGTTTATTAAAATAAGTTATATTCTAGTATTACACCATAACCTGGAGGGTTATTTGGTTGTACAAAATATAATGCTCCTATACTAAATCTTATAAATTCAAGCATTAGGTTTGTATATAATGTAGGTTCTTTTAATGTAAATTGTGTTGTTTGAACACCAGCATATCCATGCACCTCAAAAGGTCTTTTGTTCTTGATAATCTGTTTATTGATATCAATAATCTCCTTTTGGTATGTTATAATAGAATCTTTTATATCTAATTGATTCTTGAATTGAATCTCCTTCTTCTCAAAGTTTTTGATTCTGCATTCTTGTTCTTCTATGATTTGATTAGCAGCATCTAAATGTACAAGATCTTTAGCTATAGCTCTAGCTTGTTTTTCTGTTAGAACAACAACACTATCTTTCTTGGTATCTATCTGAGAAAAACTTTTGAAGCCCACTAATAGGAAGACTATCAATAACTTTAACTTGTACATATTCTTTTTGTTTTATAGTTTTAATCTTAGTGACTATTAATGTATCTATCTTAGAAAGACTATCAATCATCTTAATAGATCTGTGGTCTTTCTTTTCAAGTTGATACACCTTGGTTTCTAACTCTTTAGTTTGATTAATTAAGTTAGAATTCTTTTCTTGGGAAACAGTGTAACTAAATAGCCACAATGCAGCAATCACTACAGCAAGCCATTGTTTTTCTAAACTATCAAGAAACTTATTTAGTATCATTTTATACACCTGTTACGTCATGATCTTTAGACAAATATCCAAATACAGCAATACCAATAGCTAGAACAAATTTAAACCAGTCTTTCTTTAGATCTAGTCCATCTGTTGCTAATGGTTGTAAAGCTATCATTGAAGCTAATAAAAGTCCTGTTAGAGTGGTCTTCCAGTTTTTCACTATCATTTTATATTTTTATACACTACAGATAGATATTGAATCAATGCTCCAATAGCTATAATTATACCTACAGTCCAGGTAAATCTTTTCTTAAACTCCTCTTGTTTCTGAAGCTTGTTTTCTAATTCTTTAATTTTCTCTTTAAGCTCAGCTATGTCTGCAACAAACCCACCAGTTTTTGTTAGAGCATTACCTAATATTGCATCCACTACTTGTGTTAGCTTAGTATCTATAGAGGTCATTTTCTCTTCTAGATCATACAGTCGTTGGTCCATGCTTTTTAATTCTTTTTCCACTTGTTTTTCAAATGCGTTTTCCATATGGGTGAGGGGAGTTAGTATAGCATACGCATACATAGATTGTAACGATGCAATGATTATACCATTATATCTAGCAAATATAAAATTTATATTTGGAATAATGAAATTGTTAAAATAGATTTATAACATAATATAGCATAAGAGAAATATATTTTTCTTTATCTAATACCTGATTGTGATTGCATTTTTATTTTAAGATCTTTAGCAAGTGAAGGATAGAACATTGGAAGCATTCCAGCAGCTTGATTAGTTATTGGATTAGTTTTCATCCAATATTTGATAACACTAGTTTTTTCAACAAGATCATCATCTCCTGTAGCTAAACCATATGATTCTTTCAAAAACCCTTCCAATCCTTTTTCATAGTTATTTAATAATCCCATTGCAGGGAATATTCCTTTTTCTGGTATACTTAATAAACTTCCAGGATTATAGAAGTATCCAATCTCATCTTTAAACTTATCTGTAGCTTTAAGAGCAAACTTCCATTGGTTCTTAACCATTGGATCTTCATCATCATCTGGAGCCATAGCTTTAAGTCCTAAGAATAAAGCCCATAATGCAGCATAGAATAATACATCTATTAACTGATTCTTAATGTTTGCTCTAACAAGATCAATGAATTCATCTTCTGTCATTTCAAGTTCTTTATCAGTATCAGCTTTATAATCTGCTCTCTTTTTATCATATAACTGTCTAATGTAATCCATACCTTTATCATTACCCATCAATGAGTTTTTAAGATTGGCAATAGATCCTCTAAAGTCATCTGATATAATTCTAGCAATCATTCTAGTTCTTCCCCATTCATAAGCATCTGATGCAGCATTATATTTAATGTTACCCATACGTACATCAACAAGTCTAGGAATCCAGTTCTTAAATACCATGAAAGAGTTTCCATATATATTTAAGTTCATTAGACGTTTGTTTTCTTCTGTCATAGATCCTAATGCATCAGCTGTAAAACTTTGCACCTTTCTTCTTAATTCTAATACAGAATCAGATTTTCTATCTATACCAGGGATAACAAGTTTTCCATCTACTACATTACTAACATTCAACACTCCTTTTTCTTTGATAAGTTCTTCTACAGCTTTTTCATATTTTTCAGCTCTAGCATCTCTTTCTGATTGTGTTCCTTCATAGAAGTTTTTAAACTCATCTGTAGTTTTTAAATACTCTCTAACATTAACTACTTGGCCATCTAAAACAATTGTATTCTTTAAGAAAGAAAAGAAGTTTAATCTTTGTACAGCTAAATCTCCTTCTATCATCATTATCATTAGCCAATCTTGTAATGCTTGATCATCTAATTTATTTATAGATAGTTTTGTTGCAGCATGTTTATTATAACTTTCTGTAAATGGTATAAAGTAATCAAGAGCAGCAAGTATTTTTTGTTTATCTTCACCACCCATTTTATTACCTAACAACCATTGTTCTGTAGATACATAATCTTTTTTAGTAAAATATTTACCAGCATTAATAAATCCTTGTGCTGTACCTCCAAAGTAGTTAGAAGATGATGATAATATATTAAGACCAAGTGCTGTCACTTGGAATGTATTATTCATCTGTGTAATAGCTTTGTTAATACTTATTTGTCTTCCGTCTAAGTTCTCTGGTAATAATTTGAATCCAAGAGTTTTATTAATTGTTGTTCCAAAGTTTCCAAACTTACCAAGTAATTGGTCATATGCTTCACTCTCTATATACTTCTGTTGGTATATAATTGCTTTAATCATATCCTCTATAAGTTTAGAGTTTTCATCATTATTGTTTATGTATATCAAATCACCATTAGCATCCTTTTGTGTTTTATTAAACATTGATGTAGCAATAGCTTGTTTATTTTTCTCAAGTCTCAATAATGCTAATGCTTGATCTTCTATACTTGATAGATATTGAAACTTAATAGCAAACTCATTATACATAGCCATTGTTTTGAAAAGATCTTCAGAATGTTGTCCTTCAAATTCTCTAGTTAAATATTTAGGAATCTTATTAACTACATTACCATTTATTGGATCATATTTTCCCATTCCCACTTCATCTTCATCAACAGAAATGTTTTTAAGAAATTGTTCTCCAATAGTTATTTTTCCACCAAATATAAGTTTTTCAGAAAGCCCTTTTCTTAACCAAGGAAGAAATGTTCTAGCTTGACCATTTGATATATATCCTATAGCAGCGTATGCTTCATTTCTTTCTATAATGTAATTATAGAAATCAAGAGCAGGTTTGTTTAAATAGTTACCAGAAGCATCTTTTTTATGTAACTCTTTCCATTCTTCAGATTGCCATTTATCTTTAGGAAATTGTTTAGCTTCTCTATATAATAACCAACCAAGAGAATTATCTGCAGTGATACTATATAGTGATGCCACTTTAGCTTTTTCTGCAGCTATATCATATTCATTTTGTTCTTGAGTACCAAGTCTAGGAAGATTATCTATTCTATTATATTCTTCTTCTCTTTTATTCTCAAGATATTTTTTATAAGCTTCTACATCAATATTATCTTTGATCCATTTAACATCTTTAACATTCTTATCTGTAGCTTTTTTTAATTCATTATAGAATTCAGGTTTGTATTCATCAATTAATTCATTAGATCCTTTCTTCTTAATCATATTAAACATGTTCTTAGCTGATAATCCTTTAGCAGAAGCCCATGCTTGATATTCATTTTTCAATTTAGTTAATCTTGCCACTTCAGTTTGTGTATCCATACCAGCACGTCCAAAAGCAGCATTAGCTTTTTGAAATAATGCAGCCATTCCTTTTAACTGAATAGTAGATGTTGTACCTAACCATTTAGAAAATAATCCTTTTACAACTTTTTCTCCTTTTTCTGTACCACCAATTTGTTCAACAGTGAACTCAGTGAATATATCAGATAGATTAGAATTTAGTTTTCTTGATTGATATGCTGTATCTCTAAGTTCTTCTTTTAATTCTTTATCTTCATCTGATAATTTTCCTTCAAATAAGAAGTCAAGATCTGTATCTAATGTTATATAATGTTGTAATGCATCTTCAGCAAGTCTTAATGATTTAACAAAGTCTGATATTTCTTGTTCAGAAAATCCTTCTTTACTTTTAAACTTTTCATTATATGTATTAATAAGACTTTGTATCTGTACATTTAATATTTTAGATTGGTATAATAAAGGACCAATATCTTGTTTCATTTGCAATTGTCTAATTGCAGAATAAAGAGCATTCAATTGTTCAGCTTTATTTAATCTTTCTGATGGTAATGCTTTCTGTTCAGATAGCTTTGCATATATGTCATTTAGTTTATCTAAAAGAACATTTATCTTCTTAGTTGCTTCTGTATCATTTTCAATAATAACTTTCTCACCAGCTACACCAACAGGAATTAAATAGTCTTGTTTAATGTTTTTAATATTAACATCTCCTATTTCTATTTGCAATAGTTTAGGAAGCACCTTTGTTTTTGGATTTGCTTCAGAATAAACTGCTCTGATAGGAATCATTCTAGTTTGTCCAAAGTCTTTTATATCTACACCATAATTATCTTTGATGATAGTTTTATATTGTTTCATCTGTCTATCCCAAGAAGCAACATTGTACCAAGGAACATCTTGATATCTTTGTGTATCAAGTCCAATAAACTTCCAGTCAAGAATATTAACCTTTCCTTCAGGAGTGACCGCTAAGAAATCCACTGTACCAGCAACACTTCTTTTAGGATCATATATTGTCATCTCTGACATAAACACTGTATCTTTATCAAATGATTCAAGACGTGATCTAAGATTATCTCTTAGTAGCTCATAGATAGTGTTATCATTTGGATCAATGAATGATACATGATTATCATTTAATACAGCAGCATCCATCTCATCACTACTTTTTCTTTTACCATTCTCATCTGTAAACAAACTAAATGCATGCTCAAAGTCTTTGTGACCTGCAGTACCCTTATCAGCTTTTAATGTATTGATTGCTTTCTTGTATTCAGAATCAGTTAGTGCATCTTGTGCACGTATTTCATCATACCAAGTTTTAATAATATTACTAACTCTATTTTTTATTTCTTTACCATCAATAAAATACTTTTCCTCTTCACCACCAAGTTCATTCTTAACAGCTTTCTTTTCAATTCTACTAGCCACTTCTTTAATACCATTAACAACTTTTTGTTGTTTAGATAATTGGAAGAACATTTCTCCTGCATTCTCTCTAATATCTTCAACTGTACCTATTGCTTCACCTCTAATAATTTTCATAGCAGCCATATCAAAGCCACTCTTAGTAAATAAGTTTTTTAAATAATTAACAATCTGTTCCCACCATCCTTCAGCATTTGCAATGCGTTCTGGTTTCTCTGTATTGTTCTCATTATTATTAATGATAGTTTCAACTAACACCTTAGCAATAGCTTCTTCTTTAAGTTTGATTACATTTGGTTTACCATCTATTTGATAAGCAGGATTATTTCCATATGATTCAAATACCTCATTCATTATAGCATAACTATTAATTTCACTCATCAACTTTTTATACAAAGCTGGATTAGTTTGTTTAATAATAGCAACAGCAAAGTGCATAGCTTCTTCAGGAAGAGCTGTTGCTTCTTTACCATCTATCACTTGAATAAGTTTTTGTGTAAGTAGTGCAACAGCATTAGCATCTTGCTTAATACCATTCACTACAATATTATCCATTGATTTTACATCTACACCAATGTTCTTAAGAAAGTCTTTTATTAGAGATAAAGTTTGCGGAGAAGCAGATGTTGGTATAGCTTCTTCTTCTTTTTGAAACATTAAATCTTGTTCTTTATATCCTTGACCAAATGCATTTTTATATTGTTCATAATCAAAAGTTTTACCTGTTTTAGTAAAACCATTTTGTAAAAGAGCAGTAAGAGAAATATCAAAAATTGGATGACTGTCTATTTCTTCATCTAATGTTCCATCAGGATTTAAATTATATACAGATTCTATTTGAACAGGATCTAAATTATAAAATGGAATTTGATCAGCAGTTGAAATTGCTTCATATTGTGTATCATAAGATTCTTCTGAAAGAGCTTCCTGATTTAAAAACTGAGAACCTACACGATTAGAATCATGAACCATATATTCAACTCCATCATATTCTATAATCTCACCTTGTTTAGGAATATATTTTTCAGCAAATGCTTCTTCAGTCATTTGTTGATTATTATATGTTATTATACAACTCATGATTTACAATTTTTATCTATTATGTTATTTTCTTTAAGTGCATTTACAATATCTGTTGTATTAGATTTTGTAAGTATTTCTGTTGGTAAAGATACAACTTCTTCTTGAATTTCACCACCATAAAAGCTAACAATATCTGCATCATTTAACTCTCTTGTTGTTTTCAATGTACCATTATCAATTACAGAAGGTCTGAAGTCTGTGTAGTTCTCTGTAGCTCTATTACCATCCCCATAAAGATTTACTAGTTTGTATACAGATTGTGGAAATCCTTTTTTATCTAGTATTCTTAATGGTTCTCCTGTAGATAAAAACACTCTCTTATATCCAAGTACATCATTTAAAGAGTAGTCTCCTTTTTTCTTTCTAGCAGCATAGTTAGCACCAGTAACAGTGTTACCAGTTAGTACATCAACTCTCACACCACTTTTCAATTTCACCACTCTAGGTACAGCAACATAGTCACTATTCATAGCTTTTTGATTATACTTATCTCCAATCACTAACACTTGTCTATCTATTGATTGAAGATTCATTGAATCAATCTTTGGAAAAGAAGGAGAGTAATAACCAGTAGTGCTAGGAAGTCCTAGTATCTCAGCAGCATAATCTACACTCTTAGGTTTAAAGAATGGTGTAACTCTAGGCATAATCAATGCATCATTAAAATTATTTCTTTGGAACATTCCATCAGCAAATGCTTTTAATGTTTCATCAGAAGAAATAGAATTAACAACAGGAGCCACTATAGTAGAATAATCTTCTATAGGAATAATGTTCTTAATAGATATAGCTGATTGATAACTTCCTTGTAGAATAGATAGAGCAATTAAATGTCTATATAACACTTTTGTGTCAGCATTATAATCTCTAAGTTCTCTCATCATATCTGTATAGAGATCTTCATCATATGCATCTTTGATGTTAGCTCTAAGCTCTACACTCTTAGCTCCATTCTCTCTTTCAGAAGGAACAACTTGTAAGTCTTTTAGTATTTGTAAATCAGGATATTTTTGTTTTGCTATCTCTAATCTATTAGCAACAGATGTTTTTGCATTAACAAGAAGATTTTCTGTTCTACTATTAATACCAGTTTTAGTTTGTATAATGTAATCTAAGAATGCCATTTTAGCTTTGTTAGATATCTTATTGAAGTTATCAATACTAAGGTATTTATTCTTAGCATAAGTTTTCATTATATCTTCTGTAATGATTCTAAGATTGTCTTGCTCTAATTTGAATATAGCTCCCATTGCTTGCATGGATGCAGAAAGAAGCTTAGCTTGATTTCCAAGGAATGTATTATCAAGAATTTCTTTTGCAGAAGAAATAATGTTTATATCATTAGCTTTCTGCGTTTGTAATTCTTTTCTTGCAAACATATCTCCAGATCCAAATCTACTTGTATCATAGTTTGTAGCTTGTGTGAAATCAAAATTAAATTCAGCCATCTTGGCATATTTCAAGAACTCTTTGAGAATAGCTTGTTGTTCACCATTCTCTTTTGTATTAAATTTACTAGCGGCATATTTAGATATATTTCCTTTTAATCCATCTACATTTATATTAGCATTATCAATTTCTTCTTGTGTTGAAGGAAACAATGATTTAGCATAATTAATATTATCTTCATAGAAAAGATTAGAAGAATTATTAGCATTTACAATTCTTAAATATTCTGAAATGATTGGTTGATTCAAAAAGTATATAGATTGTTCTCCTGCACCAATATTCTCTAAGAACATGAATGTTCCAATAACAAGATTTGATTGAATGATTCTTGTAATAAAGTCATCCTTAGCTACATCCACTACAGCTGTTGCATATCCAGAAAGTCTATTAGAGATTAATTGATTAGTTCCATCAGCAGTTCTTGTTCCACCTAAAGATATTCTATCTACACCATTCACCTTTGTAGTGTTATGTTTCAATACAATACTTCCATCACCTAATAATTCTTGGTCTTCTTTAGATAAACCATCAAACTTAGCAGGATCAATATAAGCTTGTATCTTTTGTCTTAATGAAAGATTTGTAATATTTACAGCTACAACACCAACCCATCTTTTACCCATAAGAAATGAGTTTCTCAAATTGGTCATGTAGTTTCTATTAAGAATTCTATTTGGAATTTTGTTCTCATCAATTCCTCTTAACTTATCTAATTCTCCAGCAGCATCTTTTAATCCAGCATCATCTACAGGAGATACAAGTCTTTCAAAGTTTTCAGGAAGCGTGATAAGTTTTTCAAGACTATCATAGTATTCATTCTCAAGAGCTTTCTTATACATATCTTTTACATACTCAATACGCAATTCAGCTTGTAAGTTTTTATCTGTTAACTTATTAAGATCTTTCTCAATCAATTCTCTGAACTCATATGGGTTTTCATATTGTTCTTCTTTAGCTTTGATATAATCTCCATAGATATTAAGTAGTCCTTTTGGATCTTCTAATCCATAAACAACAATATCTAATGCTTCTATAAGATCAGCTTTCTTCATTTGTTTAACACCAAGAGTATCATCAAACACTTTACCATAGAAGTCTTTTGTATTCTGTTCATCACCTTGTAATCTAACAAGTTTAATATTACCTGTTCTATCTACATACACAGATTTAAGGTACATGTTCAACTTATCAATATCAAAATCCGATCCAGCTTTAGTAGTAATCTCTGAAGGTACTACAACTGTTGCTCCCATATATTGTGGAAGGAATCCTTTCACTCTAAACACCTCAGCAGAAGAAAGAGCTTGTGTAGGAATTCTAAATCCAATACCAGAAAGAATTGATCTTCCTTCTTCTGTACCATTTAAATATTTCAATAACTCGTTATCTGTTTTAAATTTGTTTTTGAATTTATCTTTAAACCAATGAGGAAGTAACACTTCACAATATGGTTGTTCTTTAGTATAGAATTTAAGACTCTCATCTGTAAGCATTACACCAGCTTTTTCTTCATCAGTTAATGTTTCATACTTCTCTTTAGTTATCTTCTCCCATATGCCTTCCTTGTTCTTCATAACAATACTTCTACCTTTTGTAAAAGACTCAAGCATTGTTGCAGGCATTTGTACATGTGCTCCTCCATTCATTTTAGGAGAAACAATTGCTTTATCAATCATTGAGTAAACAATACTTCTAATCTGTACATAAGAAGGAGAAGCTTCAAATGGAATCATAAACTGATTCTCATCATTAAGTTTGATTGTTTGTTTTGTATTAGTAGAAACTTCTCTTCTCATCATCTCTCTCATTAATGTTTCAGATACACTTTTACCATCTTTCATTACAAATCCATTACCAAGATCTTCTATACCTAATCTGTTAAGAAGTTCATTGTATGCATTTTGATGCATTGCATTAAGAATGTCTGTATTACGTTTATATTCTTCTGCAGCTCTAGGACTTGTTGGAATACCATTATCAAATAAATCTATACTTGCAATCTTAGTAATCTGAGAACCTCTAGTTTGTGATTTGTTATCACTACTAGCTGTCTCCACTTGAATACCATAAGCTTTCCAAGGAACTTGTACAATAGATTCATCAGAGAAAGCTTCAGTGTTAAATGAACCATCTCCATTGTAAAGACTATGTAACTCTTGTGCTCCCACCTTTCTACCTGATTCAACAATAGCATAACCTATATTTTGATTCTTCATTTGAACATATAGCTTCTCAAGGTTAGTTCCTTTCACCATACTATAGTAGATAGGCACTTGAGAGAACTTATCTAATATAAGATCAAAATTGTTTTTATTAAACTTGTTTCCAGATACAATAGGTTTTAATATCTCTGTTGTATATTTAGGACGTGGAGTTTCCATAAGCTTAACATCATGTGCTCTTAAAGCTTCACTAGTATATTCATATCCAGGAAGATTTTGTCTTGTAAAAGCCATTTCCCATTGGAACCATTTTTCTTCTGGTCCTTGTAAATCCCATTGTCCATTCTTAAGTTTAATCTCTCTGTGTGTTGTATCCATTAACCATGAAACAGCATCTGCCTCATTTGTTTTTGAATATAATGAATTAATAGCAGAAAGACTACCTGCAGTGATAACATCTTTTACAGTGATAGTATTAGTATGAGATTTATGTAAGTGATATCCAGGATCATTCTCTGTTAACTTAATACCATCAGCATTGTTTATATTATTATTCAAATATGTATTATATTCAGCACTATCAAATGTTGTTCTTCTTGGAGATAGAAAAGATTTAATACGTTTAGTTTCATCTAATGCTCCTCCTTTTTTAACAGCAAATTGATATGGATCTCCAAATAATATTTTGTGATATTCTATGTTAGCAATAATATAATTAACATTAGCATATGTTATAATATGATTTATATCATCAGCAGATAAAGAATTTTTCTTTAATGATTCAGCTTTAAGGAAGTTATCATCAAGATCTTGGTAAGCATATGTATCTTTTCCTACTGGATTAATTTTATCATTTGCTTTAAGAACATTTGTTGTGTCTACAACCATAGTATCAATAAATTCTTTTACAGAGTTATTAATATCAGATATGTTATCATTTACATATGCTGTGATTTCTTCAAGAGTGCGACCATCTTCAATCATTTCATTGATTGCTTCTAAATTCTTAGGTGCAAGAATATCTTTAAAGAATCTAAGTTGTTTAGGTCTATTTACTATTTCATCTATTTCTTCAGCTAGATCAGATAGTTTTTTTCTATCTTCTTCTGTTTTATTTTTCTTAGTAAATAGAGCAGCAAACTCTTTATTAAGTTGTTCAATTTTTTGTAGATTACCAACATTATTTAACTTCTCTCTATTTGTATAATCTAGAGCTAAATTAATGTCATCCATTAAATATCCTTTGAATATAGAATTAACATCTGTATAAGAGTTTCTTGCTATAGAATCAAATGAAACATTGTTACCAATATTCATCATCCATTCTGTAGATCCATCTGCAGGAATAAGGATGTAATATTTACCATTAAGGTTTTGATTAATTTCCATTGTAAATCTATCACCTATTGTTAATTTAGATGTAGAAGTACCTTTATCATCATCTTGATTTTCTTCTCCTTGTATAACAGAAACTTTGAAATCTTTTATTTTGTTTCCATCCTTATCATAGAACAATCCACCTTTTTTCAAGACTTGACTACCTGTAGAGAACACATCATTTAATTCAGGTCTTGATTGTTTTAATTGATCAATAGTTGCTGATTCATTAAATTCATTCTCAAATACAGATGGTGTATTGTTTTCAGAGAAAGCACCAATACGTTGTCCCTCTACACCAAAGTATGTACTCTCTTGTGAAGGATTGTTCACTTTATTATATAGTTCAGCTAATGTAGATAATGGCCCACCAATATCTAATGTTTTACCAGAGATGCTCATTAAATCATTGTTACTTCCAAAGTAACCATATATACTTTCTACTTGGTCAGTAAAACTATTTTTACCTACTTTATCACTAGGTTTAAGTTTAACATATGTATCATAATCAAACGTAACTCCAATAGCATTTAACATTGCTATCATGGCTTTAGGTTTTCTTATAGGCATATCTTTAAGTGCATCCTGATCTATTACATATTTATTATTTATATATTTAACAATAGTTCCATCTCCTTTAGCTAAAGTTTGAATGTTTGTCATCCATTCTTTTTCTGTTTGTTGAGTAGCTGTAAATAAATTAGCAGCTCCTGTATGAACACTATCAGCAGATTTATATTGTATTAATGCATTTGGTTTTTGTCTAGCAAATGTTTGTATAAATTGAACAAATAATCTCCAGTCATTATCATTAAACTCACCAAATGGAACCACCTTATCTTTACCACCCACCTTTTGGAATACACTAACATAGTTAGAATCATCCTGTGCTAGGTTGAATAATTTATTTGTAAATGCACCAACACTAGATGTATTAGAAAGTTTATCTAATAATGTAGAAAACACTCTACTAAAGTTTAAAAGTTTATATCCTTCAATCTCATTACCTTCAATAGTCATTTTAGAATACTTATTCTTAAGAGGAGTGCTTAATGTAATAGCACTTTCTTGATTGCTAGGTTCTCTTTCAATCACTGTAGAACATAAAAACTTAACTGCAGGAGCAGAATTCTTCTTAGTATCTAATGTGAATGGCTCAGCAGCATAATCATTTTTATTTGATTCTTCATTATTAATGCTTTGTACATCTTCATCATTAAAGTTGATACCTCTTGTACGCAATTGATCTCTTACTTCTTGTTTAAGATCTTCCCATGTTTTATCACTTAGTAATTGTCTTCTACCTTCTTCAATAAGCATATCCTCAATCTTACCAAACATTTCTGTTCCAGTAATTCTTTCAGGATTAAATAAAAGACTCTTATCTCCTTCTCTAAATAATATACCAGCAGCTCTTGCTGTCATATCCTGTACAAAGTTATTAGCTTGTTGTGCAGTTAGCTGAGATACTCTACTATATTCAGAGAATGGATTATTATTTACAAAGTTTTTAAATCCTTCTACGTCTTGCTTACCACCTAGTATGTGAATTTGTTCTGGCTCAAATACTATATATTCTGAATCATTTCCATAATAATCCTCTACAATAATACCATTTCCTGAACCTTCAAATTTTTTTCTTAAGTCTCTAGCATAACTCTCAACTGATTTAGGAGTCTCTCCTTCTATAGTTAAATCGTCTATTAAATTATTATGACTTTCAAAATCTATACGTGTGCTTATTTTTGGTATATTAATTAAGTATGAGTTTGCTTTATAAAAATTACCTTCATAATCCTCTCCATAATCCCTAGCATCTTTTTCGTTTTTAGCAAAAAAACCACCAAGATATGCAGAAATATTAGTTATAAATTTTTCTTTTCTTGTATTTGGTAATATTTTCTCACCAGAAGGATTAGCATGATAAACAATATCTTTAACTTGACTATCAGGAAATATAGAATCAATATATTGAGAATATTGTTGAGGTGTTCCTATATTAGTTAACTCTGGACTAGAGTCAAATATTTCTTGCACACCTTCTTTAACTACAGGAGTAGCTAATGTTCTTTCTTTAAACTTACCTGATTCAATTGCTTTAAAGAATTCTTCTTTCAAAGATGGTTTAACTACAAATGATTTAAAGAAATCCATTATAGCTTTAAAGAATCTACGAACTTTTTCTCCTAATGATCTAGCAGGTAATTTACCTTTTCTAAACTCAGAGAAGTCATCCATTATTCTTTCTTCAGCTTGAAGATCTGTAGCATCTGCATAAGCAATCTTTTTACGAGAAGCTCTATCAGTAAATGTACCAGACTTAGATTTGAACTCATCTAGTAAAGCTCTTTGCTCTTCAGGAGATAACATACCTTTAAATATAGCATGGCCTATCTCATGATACTCTGTACCTCTTAATCCTCCACGAACAAACTTAGCTACACCATCTTCAAATGCACCCCAAGCTTTTTCTCCATCATATGTATCAATAAGATTTTCTAACACTTCAAAAGGAATGTTAGGAACATTTTCTGCATGCCATTCTTTGAACAATTCTAATTCAGCCTCTGTCATTCTTTCATTCTCATCAAGCCCCACCTTTCTGAAATCACCACCTGGTTTTTTCTGAACAGGAACAACTGGTTTTTCTGTTGGAGTTTCTAAAGCAGCTTGTTCTGCATCATATTTAGCATTGATTTCATTAAATAAATTTATAAATTTAGTTGCTATTCCTTCATTGAATTGATGTATTCTATCTATTACAGAATAACTATTTGCTTTTAGTAAATCTAAACTTTGTTCAAAACTTATAGATGCAGCAGGACTTCCTTTTTTAAAATTAGTTAATTTGTCTTTTAATTCTTCTTGTCTTCTTTTTTCTATATCAGCTTTCTTATCATCTATATCAGAAACTTCTTCTACTACTTCTTCAGCTACAGGAGCTTCTTGTGCAGGAGCTGCTGCTTTTAACTTATCTAACTCTGCTGAAATTCTAAGAGCTAAATAATCTGTAATATATTTCTCTTCTTCTTCTAAAGGAATAGAAGCATCAAATCTATTAGCTGCTTTTAGTGCTCCTTTAATCTTTTCAAATGTAGGTTTATCTGCAAAAAGTTTTGCAGTTGTTTCATTACTCTCTACCTCTACATTAAAGTTACTATCAGCATCTTCTATTGCTGTAAACTGTACAGGACCAGCATCAATAATATATGGATTTGATGTTGTACCATCTATTACATATTCTCCTAATGTAGGAACTTCCACACCAGCAGGTGCTTCTTCTTTAGCTTTTTGTACAGGTGTAATTATTTGTACATTAAAACTATCTGGTTCTGCTATTGTAGAATATCTTTGTTTAAAAGAATAAGGTCTTCCTGGAATAGGTTTAGCTATAGATGTAGACAAAGGAGTATCACCAGAAGGTCTAGCTTTACCACTAGGATATGTTTTAGCCAATAAGAATGTTTGGTAGTTTGTCCATTTACTAGATGTAAACTGACCATCTTTATTAATGTACCACTCTTCAAATGGAGCTTGTGCAAAATCAGTTAATGTTTTATTATTAACGCTTATAAATGCTTTCTCAGTTAAGTGTTCTTTTATATCTGCTTCATGTTGAGCTATGTCTGATAAAGGATAACTCTTATTACCAAGTTTCAAACTCATTGATTCAATATCAATACGTATTTGATTAGGAGAAGTTGTATCATCTTTTGATTTCCAATATAATACATTCTGTAAGAATGTTGTAAACTGTCTATTTAAAGTTACTCTTTGTCCTGTGTTAGCTTGTTCTACAGCAGTGTTTGCAAGTCTTTTAATCACTTCATATGTACCAGCTGCTTCTCTATCATTAAATGTTCTATTGTTTAAGAATGCAATAGTATCTCCATATTGTAATACAGGAACTCCAGGAGGTGTTTTTTGTATCTCACCTTTACTATTAACAATAGTTCCTGTTGTAGGAATAACAATTAAGTTTGCTTGGTTAGCAATAAGAGACTCATCAATTAATACATCACCAACATGGTTTTTTTCTTTAAGACCATTAGCATCTTTTAATTCAATAGGAATACCATTTGATACAGAAAATTCAAATGTAGGAAACTCTGTAGCTCCTGCATTGAATAATGTTTTTCTATATTCACCCCAAGCTTTTGAGTAAGCTTCAGCTTCAGCTTGTTGGTCTTTTCTATATCTAGGATCACCTGATCTATTAAGTAAAGATGTTGTACGCATTGTTTGGAATATAATCTTATTAAGATCAGTTCCTGGTTCACCCACTTTACCAATTCTCTCACCATTTTTGTTTACAAAGAATAAACCATCTACATCTTGTTCTACAAATACTTGTGCAACCCATCCAGAGTTAACATCATTAACTCCTTCAATAGAATCAATACTAGTAGAAGGATCTTTCTCATAAGACATCTGAACTATTCCATCAAGTTGTAATCCTTCAGCTTGTTTAGATGTAATTAATATAGATCTTAGTTTAGATCTATTAGGCATACCTGCAACATTGTTTAAAAACTCTCTTGAGTTTGTAATAAATGGAGCAACTGCTACTGTAGGATTATCTTCTTCTGATGCTGATGAACTAGAAAGAAATAATATTGAAGCATCTGGAAGACGTGATTCTTTAACATTCTCTGCTGCTTCTGAATTAACTGAAGCAATAGTTCCTGACTTATGTTCAAGTTCTGTTTGTTCTTTAGCTATGTCTTCTTTATTCTTTTGTAATTTCTCTTGGTCTGTCTCAAGTTTTTTATATCCTGTTAATCTTTTTGGATCAATATTTAATATATCTCCATTAACATCTTCCACCTTAACTGTACCATTTTCATTAACATTTAAAACTTTCACCTTAGATAAGTTAGTACTCTCATCAGTTAAGTCTTTAGCTTCTTCTTTAGCTTGTTCCTCAGTTTTATGAAAAGATATAGTTCCATCAGGAGCTGTCACTTGGTATCTACCATCAGCAATCTTTTTAATAGAAGCTTTCTTTGTAGCTCTCACTTCATAATCTCTACCTACTTCTAATTTTTCTTTTTGCTTATCTTTATTAACAAATGTAGGTTCAACTACATCTTTAGCATTTTCAGTTACAACTTCTTCTTTAGCAATATCTTCTGCTTGTTTGAAATATTTATTAAATCCTTTTTCTGTAGCTAATTCATCAAATGCAACAGCAGCTTTTTTCTTATGTTCATTTAATTCATTTATACCAGCTCCATAATTATATAATTCTGTTGAATTTTCAAGACCTACAACATCATCTTTTGTACCATCTTGATTGTTTAATTCAAAGTTTAATAATGAATGAAATGTTTTTAAATCTAATTGTCCATTATTTAAAGCTATTGTAATTTTTTCAGATGCTGTACGTAAAGCTTTAACTTGTTCTCTAGTAGCTTTTTTATCAGCAGGTGTAGTGTAATCAGTAATTGTATTCATTAACTGATTAGCTTGCTCCTCATATGATTTAGATAGTTCTTGTAATGATTCTTTATTAGTAACATTAGCTAATGTACTATTAGTTACAAGAGGATTTACTGAAGATACTTTTTCTTGTATAGAATTAAGTCTTTCATTTACATCATCTTTTATTGTTCCATAATATGTAATGTCTTCTTTCCAATCTTCAAAAGTAGAATGGTTAAAAGCTTCAAGAGATTCTTCACCTGGTTTTGGATCTACAATATATCTAAATGGATTTTTAAATGTATTGTTGACAGCATTAGTTGTTTCTTTTATAGAATTAGCTTTGTTTATTAATGAGTCTACATACTCATTCACTGTATTCTTATTAGATGCATTGAAATCCATTCCAAAAGATTTTTGAAAATCTTCTTTAGTAAGATCTTTCAACATATTCAATTGTTCTATTGTAACATCATGCATCCCTGATGGAATACGTGATTGTACAAAATTAAAGAACATGTCATGTTTAAGATTTTTATATTTAAATACATTTCCAGTTGCAGCAGCATCTTTCATTTCTTTTGCTATAGCTGAAGAACTTAATGTATTATCATATTTATTAGAAAGAATACCTGTCATTCCATATCTATTAAGAATGTTTATAGAAGAATTTAATCTTTTATCTTGACCGTTTCCTTTTTTATAATCATAAAATTGTTTAGCTCCTCCAGTTAATACAGCAGTAAGTCCACCAATAATCATATTATCAATACCTTCTGTTGTATTAAATTGTTGAGAAAGTCCATAAGTGGTTGAGCTCATTGCTTCACTTAACCATTTACCATTCTCATAGTTTTTTTTATTATTTGGATCTTTATACTTTCTTGTATAATAATCATATGTTCCTTTCTCAGCAGCAAACTGTCCACCTTCTTGATATACACCTTCAGATAATACATCAGCTAATTTAGGTTTAACAAAATCCCAAACTTTATTACCAACACCTGTAACAGCTTTCTTTTCAAATGTATCAAGACTTCCTTCTTTAAGAGTTATTTTACCAGCTTCTTCAAGTTTTTTTGTAAGACTTCCTTGAATTCCTTTTTCTGCTGTTGTAAAAGATTTAAATAAGTTATCAAACTGTATAGCATTTGATACAGTTAAAAGAGCCATGTTAATACCAAATCTAGTATTCATTGCATTAGTAGCATAGTCTTCTATTTCTTTAGATGCTTCTGCTGTTAACTCTTCACCTGGATGATCTAATTCATATTGTTTTAATAATTCTTCTTTAACTTGTCTATATCCATCTCTACCTTCAACACCAGCTTCTGTCATAGAAGAACCTATAAGTCCTGCACCATATCTAAAACTATTTGTTAGTTTTGTATAAGCAGCTCCTTGTGCAAGTTTTTCAGCAGATAATAAACTTTTTCCAACAACACCAGCTTCATTAGCTATGTCTAGCACTTTATCTACTTCATTAGATCCAGCAAATATTTTGTTTAAATATAAAGCAGCTTTACCTATTTGTGCACCTATTAATGGAAGTTCTCCTATACCTTCTGTTATTGCTCCTATAGCAAGATCTTGTGCAGCTGCTCCTAACATAGCTCCTCCCATAAACCCAAGATTTTTAATAACAGATTCTCCCCAGAAGTTTGCTGATCCAGCAAATCCAGGAATCATTGCTAAATGAGGATGTTCTTTTTCATATCTTGTGTAATAGTTTGGAAAAACATTTTCCATGTTTTTTATCCAATTATCTATACTACCTTCATATCCATTTGGATCTCCAGATAGTTTTGAAAAATCTGCATTCTTTGCAGCTATATAAGTATTAGGAACATTAGAAAGCGATTGTGCAAATGTACCTACAGCTGTTACTCCTGCTTTAACAAGACTATGTCCTAGTTGAGAGAAAGCATTTTGTTGTAATCCATATACATTCTCAAGATCTTTATCTCTTTGAAACAATGGATACTTTTGATTTTCAATTAACTCTCCTCTTGTAACTACACCCATAGGTGAACTAAATGTAGGAGTTTTAATTGGAGCATTTGCAAGACTTGAAATTTCTTCAATACTGTTTCCTTTTCTACTAATTGTATTAGCTCCTAAATCTCCTCCAATAACAGGATTAAGACTTACATCAACTTCTCTTGTAGCAAGAGATGTTAGATCTGGTCTTCTTGGTGCTTCACCTCTATTAGAAACATTATCTATAAGTTCATTGTCAAAAATTGGCATATCTATTGTTTTAATGTATAATTAACTGCATCCATCCCAATACCATTAATAGCATCTTGAATAGACTCTTCTCCTATATATCCTTGTTGGTTCACAACTGTGTTGTGCCATATCTTTCCATCAAATGCATATAATCTAATTTGGTAACTATCAGTTTTTCCTCCACGATTACTACTAGCTCCTTCAACATCATATCTTACATTTTTAGCTTGTGTTGTTCCATTTAATAAAGGAATATTATATCCTGTATATTGAGCTCCAATAGCATCTCCTCTTTTATTAATATTTGTTGTTTTTCCTGGAGAAGCCATTATCATAGATTTAATTTGTGTAACAGGATTTGTTGCAGCATATCTAGGATAGTAAGCTTGAAAGGTTTGTGCACTCATTGGTATAATCTGTCTTTCTGTACCTTTTTGAATAACTAGTTCTCCAGACCCATCATAGTTTTTAACTATCTGATAATCTAATACAGTTTTAGGATCTTCTCTCCATTTTTGAACAGTGTCAGGATCATAATCTTTTGTTTTATTAAGATCTAATATACCAAGTTCTGGATTCATAGAATCAGAAATCAATGCATCTGTATGTTGCATATCTACTTCATTCTTTTTATTTAATGATCCAGCCATTGTCATGTTCTCAGGCATGTGAGCATTTAAATATTTAGATTCAGCATCAAGTTTTCTTTTATTCATAGATGATGCAACGTTATCAAATTGAGAATGTATTACCTTTGCTCTATCAACTATTAATTTTTCACTATATGACATTGGTTGATTATGAAAATATTTAACAAGTGCTCTAGCTACATTTTCATTTTTAGTTCCTTTAAATCTATTTATAAGATTATTTTCATTTAATGTAACTGCTGGAACAGCACCTGGTCTAACTGAAACTCCTGTTGATTTAATTGAATTTTGATATTGTTTCATTACAGAGAATAAATCTTTTGAACTATACATCTCTTTACCATTCTTATCTACAACTCCTCCAAACTGTTTGAATGTTTTATCTAACTCAGCATCTATATTTGTTGTAAAACTTTTAGCACCTTTTAATAAATTATAATTATGTAGGTTGTCATGATCAAGTTGTCTTCTTTGTGTAAGGTAAACTCTTAAGTCATTATCTTTTAAATTAAGACTGCTTGGATCTTGATCATACTTAGAAGCAAGATCGTCTAATGTATCTTTTGTATATCCTTTGTTTGATCTAATAAATTCAGAATCCAATAAACTAATTTGATACTTATTTGAATTAATTTTATTATTTATATCAACAACTGTTGTATTAGGAACATCTGTTTTTTGTGCACCTTCATGAGTAATAGGTTCTGCTCCTAATTTCTCTTTTTCCTTTTCTGCTCTTTCTAAAGCTTTATCCTGTCTTTCAGTTTTCCATTTAAGAAGATCAAATGCATGATCTGCATTCCATTCATTAATTCTAGTGTTTTCTTTATTAACATCAAACTGAAACTTCTTTTTTTCCATAGCTGCTTGAGCATATGGATTATTCATAAGTTCTTCTGTATAGGATTCTGTTGATTTATCTTGAGCAAGATTAGTTAAATACTTTTGTGTATAAACTTTAGTTTTATATTGTTCTACTACATCAGGATTATTTAATGCTTCTAAAGAAGCTTGTAATTCTTTTTCAGCAGCACCACTTTCTATTTTTGAATTAATATCATTTAACTTAGCTTGTAGTAAAGCTTTATCAGCATCTGGTAATTTTGGACTTCTTAATGCAACATTTAATTCTGTTGCGTATTGTGTAATTTGTTTTTTCTGAAGTTCAAATGTATTAACTAAATCTTGTTTTATAGAATCTGCAGATTTGTTTCTATAGTGATAGTCAGCATCAATAGCTAATTGCTGTTGATCATTTTCTGTTGTAGTATCATAAAATGTATTAAGGATAGTTTTAGCAGATTTACCTTTAGTAGTAATTCTTTTCATTGCATCATCATATTGTGCTACTCCTTTTGTAGGATCTAATGAAGCATTACCCTTAGCATCAAAATATAATGTCTTACCCTCAGAGTTTGTTTTATATGGTTGATCATAACTATATTCAATAGCTTCTACATCTTTTGCAACATCACCATATTTTTTTGAAAGGTCTGTGTATGGGACATATTTTCCTGTAAAACTAGCATTAAGATCTTTATTATTTACATAACTACTAACTTGTTTATTTAAATAAAGTTCATTTTGTGGAGATGACTTTCCTTCTTTTCTAGCTGTTTCTAAAAGAGATTGTTCTTTTCTAACTTTAGCTGTAGAAGATACAGCATTTAAAATATGTTTATCTTTAGTAATTTGATTAGTCATTCCATTAACAGAATTAACAAGTTGGAAGTCTGAAAAATCTCCAGCTCCAACCCATCTTAAATCGTTACCAAGTTGATTAAGTTTAGATTGAAGATATTTTTGTTGAGTACCATTTGCAATATCTAATCCTGCAACATTATCAATATTTGATTGTATCTTTTCTATACCTTGTTCATACTTCTGTTGTTTGTCCATACCGACTTTCAACATAAGATCATTTGGGATCTCTGATACGTAAGGAGCAAATTGTGGTATAGAATCAGTGAATGAGGCCATATTCTTTTATTTTATTATGTACTATGTACATGTTAGCAAATTTAATGTAAATTATTATATATACAAACTTTTATAGTTAATTAAAATAACTAAGAAAGTTATAGATTTTTAAAAGCTTTAACTATGTTACTATTTAAGTTTTTATTCTTAATAGTTTTTCCATCTCTAGCAGTACTCTTTTTTCCTTTAGAGTGTACACCTATAATATTTCCTTCAGAATCATATGAGAATTCTTTACCAGCTGCAAGTCCTTTACCTTTAGTACCAGATGCTACACCTTTTCCTGTTGTATCAAAATCTATATATCTAGGAAGTTTAATAATTCTACCATCAGGACCAAATGTATAATCTGGATGTTCAGCCATTCCAATATTATACTCCATGTTCTCTTTTTTGTTAGCAGCTTCTTTAGCATATAATGATGTTAATGCAGCTTCTGTAGTAGCTTTAGTATTAGATTTAGCTTGTGCTAGTTTATTAGCTGCATCCATATCTATTCCTAAGTTTCTAGCTCTATCTTGATTAACAGTGTTTATGTTATCATTATATACTCCTTGGTATCCTTGTTGGTTAATCTCAAATTCTTTAGAACCTATTTGATTCATAGCATCTGCTACACTAGCCATTATAGCTGATTGTGCTGCAGGATTATTTCCAGAATTCTTTACAGCTTCTCTAGCTTGAGAAAGAACTGCATTTCTATCCTTATCTGCAGAATATTTATATGGGGTTTTTAACATAGAATACATATGATTTTCAGCTAATCCTTCAACTTGATTATTTGCAAGAGCATATAACTCAGGATTGATTTGATTACCTAATGGCATATTGAATGCAGGATACAATCCTCTAATTAAACTACTAGCTGCAGATGCCCAAGGAAATCCTTTCTTAGGAGTTTCTTCTATTGCTTCAAGTTCAGTAGCAGCTGGTTTAGTTGGTGTTGGAGTGATAGTTGGTGCTACTGCAGGTGTTGCATTTTTATCAATAATAGAATTTAATATTGTATGATAAGGTCCCACTTTTTTATCAGAAGCTAATTCATAAGCTTTAGCTATTTTTCCTGACATAGTTTTTTCTTTATTTAAAACAGCTTTGACATCTTCTGCATCTTGTCCAGAATAGTTTTCAAGATCACTTATTAATTGTTTAGCTATTGTAGGATCAGAAAATGCTTTATCTCTTTTAGGTCCCCATTGTGTTTCATAATTTGAACCTTTAAAAATATCTCCTGCTGTATCTGGTGCATTATAATCTATTGAACCAGGAAGAGTTCCTTTTACTGCATATGTACCATCTTGAGCTTTTATTGTTTTACCATTTTTAGCAACTTGAGAAAGTTCTCCTTTAGCTAATGTATGACTCACTTCTCCATTCTTAGCAAACTTCTCTTGAGAAACTTCTTTACCTAATAGGTTAGTTAAAAAATCAGTTGTTTGATGAATATGATCTTGGTAAGCAGCAAGATTTTCTTTGTCTTTTGCTAGTTGTTTTAATTTCATATTAAGTCCTAGTGTTTGCACTTCTTTTGTTTTATCTCCTAATGCTCCTATTGCTGTATTAGATTTAGGAACATCACTTGTTATTTTTTCTAACTCACCTGTATATTTTTTTTCTTGAGGAACAATTATATTATTTACAACATGTTTAACTTTTTTGTTAGCATATTTTTCAGGTAATTGGAATTGTTCTAACAAATCTTTATTAGTATTAAGATTACCATATACAACAGCACCATCATTTGTTATAGAAATAGGTTCATTAGTTTCTATTTCTACATCTGGTTCATCTCCCATGTCTCCACCATCTTTCATTATAGAAAGTCCTATACCTGTTCTTCCTTGTTCATCTTTTTGGAAATGAGAATTACCATATGCATTATATGTAAGTCCTTCTCCTTCTGAATAAGGATTGTATGATACAGGTTTTACACCTTCCCCTCCAGGAAGATTTCCACCCCAATGAGTTTTTAATTCTCCACCATCAGCATAAGTTTCCATAGCTCTTTCACTTGGAGGAGTGTATTCTTTTAAATGTCCACCAGCTCTATATTTATGTGCATAGTCAGCAAAGTCTTCTGCAGTGTGATCACCAAACATTGCAATCACTTGAGGATTCCAATCATTACTAACCCAACCACCTTCTTTTCTAACACTTCCAAATTGTCCCATATTTTTCCACATAGAATTATCCATTATTCTTTGTTGTGTGTTAGCATTGCTTTGAGTTAATTTATTTATTTTTCCAGCATCACCAAATGCTTGATCAAGTCCTCCTCCTACTAATTGTAAAGCTAATCCTGCTCCTGGGAATGCCATATCTGCTAATGGAGCAAGTGCTCCTGCTGCTTGAAAACCAGCATTATTATTATATCCAGCTCCTATTAAATTACTACCTAAACTATTGATAGGTCCCATTATATCCATTCCACCACCAGCTGCTCCTTCAAGATCTCCACCATCAGCATATTGTTTAACTTGATCAAGATCATCATATAATGTACCAGGAGCAAATGTATTAGAAATTTCTCCACCATCTTTATACATAACAAAGTTAGGAGTGAATGGTTGATTTAACATTCTAGGTGCAGCTTGTCCTAATTGTTTAGCTCCTTGTCCTAAATATCCTGCAGCTCTAGATCCTGCACCTTCTCCAATAGCAGTAGGAAATGCTTCATAAGAAACTTCAGGTAAACCTGATAATAATGTAGCAGCATTTAATGCAGCTTTAGGAGTAAGTTTTAATCCTTTCTTAATATGACTAAGGATTCTTTGTTTATCTGTTTTGTTTGGATTATATCTATTAGCCATAACTTCTTTTCTGAATGCTTCAGAAGTTTCATCTTCTCTAGTTCCACTAGGATTAAGCACACTCTTAAAATCTCCAAATGCTTTACTAGGATGAGCCATGTAATATAAAGGTCTTTCTCCTAATAAATAATCATCATATTCTGCTTGAGATCTTTTAGCTTCTTCTTCTCTTTGTGTTTGATTTCTTTTATCAGTAGATAACATTGCATCACTACCCTTGTATTTAGGTTTACCTTTAAAGAAGTCTTCATAAGATTGTATAGGTTTTTTAATAGGTGCAAGTCTTCCTGTAGGAGTTTCTCTATGTTGTACAGGTGTACGTGATTGAGAACTATTTTTAGGAGGAGTACTTCTTAAGTTTTCTTTTTTGAATCTAGGATCATTTAATTCACTTAATAGTTTTGTGTTATCTTTAGCAGATCCTGTTGTATATCCAAGTCTTTTAGCTTCACTCCATGGAAGTCCTGTTTTTGCAACCCAGTTATCTCTAGCAGATTTACTATCAATTTTAGGTGATTGTTTGATTGGTTGAATATCACTATCAGTCATATCATAATAATCATATCCTTCAGAATCTTTTCCCATTCCTTCTACAAATCCTTCTTGAGCTTTTTGAATGTTTAAACCATCTCTACCCACTCCTCTTAATATATCATATCCTGTACCTTGAGAAGGATAGAACATATTTGTAGAAGCAGTATAGTTTTCTGGTCTATCTAATACATGTTTTTGATAACGATCATTTACATCAGTAGATTTACTTAATTCTTCCATAGGTTTAAGTAAAGCTTCTTGCTGTTGAAGAGATTTTTTTTGTTTTCTTTCTGCTGCAAAAGCATTAAAAATTCCTGGAATAGCACCTGCTATACCTGCAACCATTTGAGGAGATATAGCACTTGAACCTTCACCTTTATAATCTTTACCACCAAGTCCACCTGTTACAGATTTATCTTCACCAAATACACCATTAGAAATTTTTCCAATTCCTTTTTGTATTGCTGGATTATTTTGCATAAACTGTTGTCCATAGTTTTGCATAGCAAAAGGATTACCTGAAGATTGAAAAGTATTACCAGCCATCTGTTGTGTACTAGGTGCACCAAATGATGGAGTGGATGACATATTACTACCAAAGTTCCATTGGTTCTGTGGACCAAATGATTGTCCAAAATAATTTGGACTACCAGGAGTATTTGTTGCATTGTAGTATCCTGATTGTGCTTTCTTAATAGACTTAGCTTCAGGGTGAGCTTTAAAGAAAGCTGCTTCTGTTGGATACTTCTTGTAAAATGCTGCTTCAGATTTTACTCCTGCAATTTTTAAAATTTGTGACTTCATAATATATTAGTATTGGTCCAACCATCCACCTGGTTGTTTTGTGTTATAGTTTGTAAAGTTAGTTAATTGATCTAGATTAACCAAACCTTTTTGTTCTTGTCTTAATCCATTTTTAGCCATAGGAAACTCTGTAACTTTCTTTCCTTTAAACTTATAGTTTTTTCCTGGCTTCATTAGTTTAGTATCTCCTTCATCTGATATACCAAGAACAGGATAAGGAACTCCTTCCATTGTTATATCATTAGAACCTATTTCTGTTATCTCTCCTGGATGATCCCATTGTCCTCTATCATCTTTAATGATTCCTCCATCTCTTTGTTTAATATATTCTCCTTTATTTTTTATAATAGTAGGTATATTTTCATTACCTGAATAATATGATAATGTAGCTCTATGGTGACCATCATTTATTTGATAACTTCCATCTGGTAATTCGCTAATGTTAATTGGTTCTTTTTCTAAAAATTTTTGATATTTTGCAGCGTCATTAGGATTATTTTTTAAATGTTCAACCATCTCTTTAAGAGTAGGTTGACCTGGTTTTGCACTTTCTACTTCAATACCAATGCTTTTCAAAATATCTCTTGCTCCTTCTGATGTAGCACCTTGATTACCAATACTACCACTTGGTTTACGAACATTGTTTAAATCAAATAATTCAAAATTATTATTAGGTAAATCATTAATATCTATAACAGATGAACTTCTTAATATAGAACGAGGATCTTGTACAGGTGTGCTAGGATTCATTCTAGCTTTCTGTTCATTAAACCATTTTATATATTCATCTTCTTGATGTGGTATATACTCACCTATTTGAGATTCACCTATACGTGAGAAATATGGTTCTAAACCTTGTTCAGCCTCTGCAACATATGGTTTGTAATTACCTATTGATTCAGCAATTGTAGGAACTTTATAATCTCCTACAATAGGTAAAACTCTTTTTGAATTTATAAAGTTTTTACCAGCATTTAATCCTTTTGAAATGTATGGTGCTAAAATTTCTTCACCTGCACCAAATGCTAAAGGTTCTGCAAAAGCCATAGCAGCTTGTCCATAATTACCTCTATTAATATTATCTGGAAATGCACCTAGTTTATTAGCCATTGAACCTAACCATGCAGCAGGATTTATATAATCATCAAATACATTATCATTTAAAGATAATCTCATATGTGTATCTATAGCACCATTAGCATCTTTAAAATCTTGTGTAGAATTAAATTGTCCTCTACCTTGAGCAAGTATCTCTTTACGCATTCTTGCTTTTCTTTCTAACTCTTTATCAGACAATCTTGCATCAGTTTCTCTTTCTGACTGAGTTCTTTTATCAGTAGATAGCATTGCTTGATTAAGTGTGTTACCATAACCTGCAGCTTTACTTTTAGCTATAGCTGCTTTAAACTCTGCTAAAGAATCTCTTGTACCTCCACCTACTTTTGTACCTCCTTGAGCTACATCATAACTATTTAACCATTCACCATCTTTTGCACTAGCCATTGTTTTCTTTGCATATGGACCATTACTAGGAGCAGGAGATTGTGTACGTGCATAGGAGAAACCTACAGCTCCTGGAATAGAACCACCCATTGCATGTTTTTTATACATATTATCTTTATCTCTATATCCATCTGGAATTAGATTATTATCAGATAAATATTTTATTGTTTCACTTTTTTGTTTTTTAGACATAAAAGGAGTTGATCCAATAGTTGCTCCAACCATATTATTCAATTGATCTTCTGCTCCTTCTTTAATTGTATCCCACATACTATAAGGACGTTTAACTGTACCTCTGTTAGGTTCAATTAATTCATGACCAAGTCCTGCTGCACTACCTCCTAAAAATCCTGCTGCTTGTGGTATTCCTATATATTGCATCCATGAAGGAAATTTATTTTGAATAGCTTCAGATGTAAATCTACCAGCCATTGGATGTCTAATATTATCTGTTTGATCTTCTCCTGGATCTGTATATTCATCAGCAGCTTGTTCAGCTTTTTGCATAGGATGATCTAACCAATCTTCTACTTTATCTTGAATATTTTTCTTTTTATTATTTTTCTTACCATTCTGTGCTTGAGGAACATAATTAACTGGATAGACAGATCCACCCATTTGTTGTTTAAGAGCTGCTGGTTTTTTACGTAAAGGTTTTCTATCACCCATGTCTGAAAGCACACCATGTTTTTGAGCTTTTATTAAAAGATCATGTTGATTCTCTTCTGAGATAGGTAATGTTCCTACAATACTTCCTATAAAATTATTATACAAATCAGATCCATGTTCTTTCCAACTATTTGGTGCATTAAGTTCATGAGCTGCTCCTGCAATATTAGTACCTATAATTTTCAATGGTGCAACCCCAGGAATAAAGTTTGTCCATCCAGGTAATGCAGAAGACATAGCAGCAGCACTTGATGAATGTCTTATAGCATCTAATCCTCCATTATGTGAACCTGTATTAATTCCTTGTTGCTGAGCTCTTCTAGAAGCTCTTTCTTTTACTGGATCTATATATTCTTTTAAAAGTTCTTTTTCTGTGTTACTAAATTTCTTTTTTAAATAACCACCAGTTTGAAACTGTCCACCCCATGCAGGAGAATAGTTTCTACCTACATTGCTATATCCATCTCCTTGAAAACCTTCAGGAGCAGAAGCTTGTGAATCATTGTAATTATCTTCTTCACCGTAATTATCTAACCAACCTTTTGCCATTACTTATAAGATATTTGAGATGGGGTTACTATGAATTGACTAACTAAATGTATATCAGCTCTATTATCAAGAATGTGTCTCACCTTTAAATCTTTTGCTCTTAGAGGAGATTTCTTAAAACTTCTAGGACCATAATCCATATTGGCTTGATTAACTGCTTTATCCACTGAAAGACTCTCACATGATGTATAGAACAATGGAACTTGAGAACTTTTCTCTAATGCCCAGAATGTATTATACTGATAGAAGTTATCACTCTTAGTGTAAGTGATAGTTTTACTTTCAGCGTTAAAGATAGGGTATTGATTGTAAGCTTGCAAGTTATGCATTGGTTTTGCAACTAACTCAAGAACACCAGAACTCTGTTGTCCATTATATAGAATAGCTTTATTAAACCATTTGTTGTTTGTTTCTATTCTTACATTATCATTAAAGACACCATCAGGTATAGGAAGATATTCATATGCCTTTGTATAGTCTTTTACATTCTGTAAGATTTCATCTTGATAGTTGTAAGCAAATGGATATTCAATAACATATGGTTCTATGTTTCCATAGAATATATTGTATATCTCTATGTTAGTTAAATGTCTCCATACACATCCTGTAACAGATTGTGTGTATTTTATATTTGCATATTCTGCAATATTAAAATCTTTCAATTGTATAGTGAAAGATGTTTTACATTTACCTAAAGATACTAATATCACTGCATATACACTACTATCTACAACATAACTCACTCCTTGTATTAATGCTTTCTTAGGAACATTCTCAGCTATAATGTTTCCATATATATCCGTAATGTTAAATGGTCCAACATTTGGTCCAGTCTGTACTAACTTTATGGTTATAACTTTTGTCATATTAAGGGGTAGTTGTAGTGGTAGTTGTTGTAGAAGAAGAACTAGATGTAGTGGTAGTAGTTAATGGTATCTCAGCAGAGAAACAAGATGAAACTTGTGTAATTGAAATTGGATTATAAGTAAATGTTTCTGCAGGTAATAAATCATATGGATTAGTTTTATCTAATAACCAAGATGCACCTTCTGTATCTACAATAAATAACCAACAATTACATTCGTATAAGTTAGCAGGAGTAATTGCAGTTATTTCTATATCATATTCTATTGTTCCTAATGGATAATCATATTGTGTTAAATAGTAACTACTAGTCATACTATCTTGATTGATCAATAATAATTTACTATTACTTGTAAGAATTAAATTACCAATAGCTATTCTATTTGTAATTAAAGTAAATATAGATGTTAATGCTTCTGTATCCATATTTATTTCAACCACTTCATTAGTTGTATCATTCACTGCTATTACTACATCATCATTTTTAGCAGTGATTCCAGAGTTGATTGTAAATCCTACAGGAAATGCAATATTTTTATTATATGTAGCATCAAAAGGAATAAGTGTTATATCCCATTGATGGAACTCTGTATCAACACTCCATAAATAATTTTTAGTCATTGCTATTCCTATTCCAGGAGTGTAGTTAGGAACATTAAGTAATTCCATAGGTTGTCCTAAATTATGATAATATATATTTGTTCCTGAACTAATTAGTGCTGTACAACAATTATCTATATATGGAGCAGTGGTTGTACTAGTTGTTGTAGCATTACAATCACAATCTACAATTTCTAATATAACACCACCTGATACACGATATGCAAATTTACCATATACACTTTCTTCAGTGTAATACCATCCATCAGGAACAAATGTACAATCTGTTAAAGTGGAATCGTAATAAACAATTTGATTAACTTCATAAGAAGCAGCTTGTGTACTAAATCCTGTTACTGTAACACCTAAAGGTTGTAAAATTAAAAATGAAACTGCATTACAAACATCTTGTAAACTATTTGATGAAACTACTGCTGGTTCTGTTCCAACTTGATAACCTGTACCAAAATTATTAGATTGTAAATTAGAAGGTCTTTGGCATATAGTGGTAGTAGTTGTAGCAGGAACTGTAATAATTGCTGTACCATCCATGTTACAATCTGTTATAATTATTCTTCCATCTATACCACAATCTAATGTTGTTGTACTTGTAGTGGTAGAAGGAGAAGGATAGTATGTTGTAGTGGTACTAGTCATAGGTGGATTCTTATCCATCACTCCAGCAATAGCTTGAAACCCACCAGCTAACCCATCATCACAACATCCATTAAGTCCTGAATAGAAGAAGTTATTCTCTCCTATATAGAAGTTAGGAATATAGCTATGAAAGGATATCCATTTTTGAGTGTTTAAATTATACGACATAGTCCAACTCTTATTACAAAAGTATTCGGGATCTTCAAGATAAACTTGTGTACGTATAACTACTTTATTTATATTATCTTCAGCCATTGGATTAATCTTTATGAAGTTGTGGTAGTTGTTGTAGTAGGTTGAATTATATCATATACTGTCTCAATATAAAACTCTCTTTTTACAGGATCATATTTAACATCTTTATCAATAGGAATATAATCTAGTTTAGTAATAATAACTCTTTCAAATTTACTATCATATACTCCATGTAATCCAATACCATTAAAATTATTATCTATATCTACTTTTGGAAAGTATCTTTGTATTTCAAATGATAAATGATCTGTCATAAATCTATTTACACCAGAACCAAATCCCCCTATCTCATTAATCTTTACACCTTCAATTAAAAATATCTGTCCTCTTTTAGCATCTACTGTAACTTGTCCTTGTGGAATTTTAAGAAAGAATTTATTTTGACTTCCTACAAATCCAAGATCTGTTTCAGCAAAATCAATAGGTGGAGTTTCTCCAAATAATTTAGTTCCTCCTAAATAAGCAGCTTTTGGATTTGTAGAATTCATTGTTAATAAGTTATTATATAACAATGATTTATTTTCAAATCTAGCAAGTACAGCTTTGTTTTGAATACCATCTAATGATATAAGATTTCCATAGTTTTGAGGAAAATCAAATAAAGCTGTTGGAGAATATCTTAACCAATTATTAACTCTTACATCTACATTCTGTTCTTGTGCATCAGAGTAAATAGCTCTAAATGGATAGTTTGTAAAACATAATTGATTAGTCCAATCTGCAGGAAGATGACTGAAATAATTTTCTTTATTCTGTTTAGAATATGTTGGATTATAATGATATGTATTATCAAATGTAATAGGTACAAATGTTTCTTGTACCCAGTTATCAGGAATACCTGTTGTTACATGTGGCCAAAAATCACCTTCTCTATTATTAAATGCTTGTCTTAAATCTGTATTATAAGAACTCTCGCAATAGAAGTTAGGAATACCATATGCAAATAAATAAAAGTATCCATCATAATAAGTTCTATATGTTCCATTTATCCCATCAATTCCTTCAGAAATTTTAGCAGGGTCTGTAGGACAATCAAAACTATGTGCTTTAACTGATATTATATTTTTAAAATTACGACCATCTCTATTGAAGTCATATAATATAGATCTAGATGAATGCCAATATTTAGGATAGGCAATATTACCTAACTCATCATAAAATATTTCTGAATCATCTGGAGAATTAACTCTATTATCTATAAAGAATGGAAGCTTAGTTTTGAATGCAAAACGAGAGATGAATGTATCACCACCAAATACAGTGAATGATGATTTATAATTTGGAGAATTAAATATTTGTTGTGCTCCAGTATCAACAGTTTGATATGAATATATTTGTCCCCATTGATTAGTTATTACATTTTTTAAAGATGCATAATAAGAAACAACTGTTATATCTTTTTGATTTTCTGGAGAGTTACAATTATCAAAATCTGTTATTGTTTTTCTAGATATATCTGTTATATAAGGAATTGTTCCATTTAATAAAGATGGTGTTTCACTAGGAAACAATAATGGATCTACAACATTACTATTTCTTTTTTCTAATGTCTTTAAGTATATAGATGTTTCTCTTTGATAATTGTTTATACTAATTCCACTTGGTTCCCCAACAGATTGAACAACAGGAATTAAATATTGTTTTAAGTCAAGTTCTCTTTGTTTAATACCAGTGCTATTCCCAACAGTAACATTATTATCTATATCTGCAGAATAATCATAACTAGCTATAGAGTTATATGAATAAGCATAATTTTTTCTTAATATACCATTTATAAAAAGTTGTAAATAAGTTTGGTATCCTGTAAACATTGCTATTGCATTGAAAGGATCAGTAATTGCTGCAATATTATAAGAACTGTTTAAAGCATCTTTTTGAGCTTCATATGAAAGAAGTCTATATTTTGCATTACTTCTAACATTAACATGATGAGCAGTTCCTGCACCATACATTACATTCTCTAGTTTAAGAATACTTCCTAAGAAAGGTTGTCCAAAAGATGTTTCTGGAGAATTAAATACTTGTCTATATTTAAGATCTTTTTTTGCAGGATTAAAAGAATCTATAGGAATTTCTTTTCCACAGTCTTTTGTGCTTCTTCTTCCAATTGTAGGATTATAAATATCACCACCTGGACCAAAATCAAATACACCTGGAGCACTTGTTACATTACCTTGTTTTTGTTTACTATAAGCACATTGACATCCAACAGGACTCCAATCACCATTTATACCTCTATTACTACAATCATCACCTGGAGCATCATCAACATTTACTCTTGAATACACATCACCTCCTCCTGCAAACCAACCATTACCTTTTACCCAAGGATCTTTATAAATATATGTAGAATTATTATTTGTAAAAGGATCATTCCATTGTACATGAAATCCTCTACAACCTATAGATTCTGTATTCCATACATCATAATTTGCAGGACCTATATACATAGTATCTGGATAATTAGCAAATGGTCTTGTTCCAGAACATATTTCTATCATCTCACCAACTGGTACTTCTATAGTTGTAGGTCTTCCTGTTTCTAAACTTGTATATACATATGTAGGAACTTTAGTTAGATCATTAGTCACTCCTTTATAACAATATATAATCCATGGTTTAGCTTCTTGAATCCATGCATTATTTGTTTCATCTATAAATGGATCTACATTAAGATCATTATATGGATAGTTTGGATAATAGTAGTCTTGATTTTCTCTTTTATAAGATCCAACATTTCTAAGAATACCTTTTGCTATAATTGATTTATTGGTTGATCTATCTCCTCTTATTATTTTAAATCCAACAATATTATCTTTCTGCTCTTGTGTAAGAGAAGATGTTTGTATTAGTGAATGAATTTGATAAGAATCTACATTAATACCTAATGGATATACTGAATCATTTTGCATTACCACTTTATACTTACCATTTTCTATTGTAGGAGTAGCACTTTCAAATGCTGGACTTACAAGAATGTCAGGAAACTTATGGTGTCTAATAGGTTTATTTGCTAGGTCTCCCCACAAAGCTACATTACAAGGATAGGTTTCTTCTGATTCCCAATAAGCAAATTCGCCATATTCATGTGGTGTTGCATTACCAATTGGAAGTCCAGTAGCTTGCCCTATTACAGTTGCTGTATTATATATCTTCCAATAAGGACTATATCCAATCCCTGTTGAAGGATCTATAGTGGTAGGTTCACCTATGAAGTCAGCATTAGTAGTTGGAATATCTGGAAGCTGTAAATCATTATAATTTAATACTCTTCCAGGAATATGAAAACCATCTGTTTGTTTACCATTAGCTAATAAAAATACTATTTCAATTGCATATATTTCATCACGTAGATATCCACGTAAGTTTGTAGCATTCACTTCATCAGCATAACTTTCTGTTGCAGGTAATTTATATGTTTGCCATTTAAGATCTATTTGACTAGCAATAGATTGGTAATTAATTCTATCTATAGATGTAAGATTATCCCATACAAGAATATCTTGTACAGCTGTAAGATCTTGTGCTATTTCATAATAAGGATATTTTTCAAATATATCTCCAATACTTAATGTTGCAGTGGTTACATCTTCTCCTGTGTACGTAATCTTTTTAGTTGAAGAACTAATAGAATAAGTTCCTACTAAATTAACAGATGTGGATGCATTCACTGTTTTTACAACAGCTAAGTTAAAATATCTAAATTCTCCTGAAACATCTAAATTACTAACTTGTACTACAACAGATTTACCAACTTCATAATCAAAATTAAAATCTGTAATATGTGTATCAACTATAGGACAAGGATTTGTAACAGAATAATAAGATGTATATCCATTACCAGAAACATCACAATATTGAATTGCAAATTGAACTGTTCCTGCTTTTAAATTTCCACCACTAATAACTTTTGTAATACTTAAATCAGGAATGTTAAAATTAGGTTGTAATTTTATTCTATTACAATCTAAATTACCTACATCATATACAGGATCACATAAAGAAGTTCCAGATAATAATTTCCAAGGAATATTTTCAAGAGTGATATCCATATATCTTCTTGGATTATATCCATCTGTCCAATATATTTCTGTTGTACAATTTGTAATTTTATGTACCACCTTATGTATAGGATAGTGTATATTAAAATTTAAACATGGAGCATTTGTCAATGTATTATAAATACAATCATTGTTTTCCATATATCCTATTTCAGAACCTCCTGTTGTAGGATTTGCTAAAAAGAATATATGTTTGTTTTTTTCATTAATAAAATAAGTTCCTATTAAAGCATATCCTGAAGGAAACTGTACACAGAATTCATTACCTTGTTCATTCTGATAATTAACTGAACTAGAATCAAAGTTTTCTAAAGCTGCATTTAATGCATAGGTTAATTCTCCTGGCTTAACTTGGTTTATTGTATTATCCATGTTAAGTCCAGAAACAGCAACACCATATTCCATTTTGATATTGCTTTTATCTCCATCAAGTATTTTTTTAATTTGATCTAATTCGTCTGCCATAGTGATTAGTTATTACGTCTTCTACCATATCTATTAGTACGGTTAGGAAGTTCATACATATTAAATCTATTCAAATCGTTTTTGATTCTTCTTTGTTTCTCCCAAGGAGTTTGTTTCTTAATTTCTATATCAGCCATAATGAATGATTCTTCATATGCTTGTTTATGATATACGAGTTTTTGTTGTAACTGATTGAAAGTTTCATCATTAGTTTGGTTAGTAAGCATTTCAAACACTTTAAACTTAATAAATGCTTCTACATATTCTCTTATACGATAGTTATCAGGAATCATTTGATTTCCTATTTCATCATATTCTGTAGAATAGAATAATAAGTGAACTGTTCCATTTCTGAAATTTGTAACAAACTTATTATCTCTAATATCAAAACTATCATAGCTAGCAGCTCCAGGAGTGAATTCATGAATAGGAGGAGCTTGAGCATACATTTCCCAATTGTTTGTATAGTCTACACCACAGTTTTGTCTTGCAGATATATTTCCAGGTTTTAATAAATACTCATGAGTAAATTGTCTAGCTGTACTATTATTTGTTTTATAAACAGCTTGTACTAATTCTGGCATACATGTACCATCACATTGTGGAACTTGACAACCAGGTCTGTTACAAGGTGTACCTCCAATAGTTAATGGAGCAATTTGTATAGTGGTTGCACTAGCTGCTTGAGAATAAAATGAGTTAGCATCTTGATATGGAAAACCATTCACTGCTGTACACATCCAAGCTTCTCTTACAGCATAGAAGTTATCAGGAAGTCTAGCTTGAAAATCTTCTATATAAAGAATCTCTTCACTTATAACAAATGTAGTTCTTCCTAACTTCTTTAGAGCTTTGTCTAAGTAAGTAGGAAATAAAAGATCATCTATTGCACCAGTATCAAAATAACTTTTCAGTTCTTCTTTTACAGTTGAATAAATAGGTTCAGGCGATATAAAATTATATTTATAGTAGTAACTCATAATTTATTATTTTTTCCATTCATGGTAAATATGTTGATACTTATCGCTGGTTTTTAAGTAGTGTGATAATAGTCTTGATGTAAGTCTAGAAGGTTTGAAATACCAAAGATCAGAATGTTTAAATCTTGCTGTGTTTTTAAACCACATCCAACCAAAAAAGAATCCTTCTGTATGGTAATTGAAGTTATATATTACCTTTCCCTTCTCTTTAGTTTTTTGCCAATCTATTGGAAGATTAATAAACTCTTTCCCATCAGCATTTGTAATCTTTCTTCTTTTCTTTTTATTTATAGAGAACTCTCCAAACCCATAAGGTAGTTTTGCTTTATCACCTGTCTCTAATATATATTCTTTAAAAGATTCATTATAAGTGTAGGTAATGTTTCTCCATTCATCATATGTAAGTTTTATAGATGGATGTTTTTTACAAAACAAGTTGTAATTATCCTTACTTGAAGATCTCCATTCCACTTTAACTCTTGCCATTTATTATGTGGTTGGTCCAGAATTAGGTGCTTGACCATCTAATCCTTGTTCAGTTTGATCTGTTTTAATATTGAAATATGTTTGCAATAGTTTCTTAGATGTTAACTCAAGGACTTGTTGTTCTAGATATCCAGGAAGAGGAAACTCTTTATCTAATGGATTCATACATAATTGTTCATTTGTATAATCTGGAGTTCCACATCCACATTCTGGATATAAGATTTCATTATCTACATCTTCTTCAAAAAATGCTACTAATCTAATTGATTTAATCATAGGATTATTTACATATAGATACTCATTAGTTATCCAGAAATATTCCTCATTTTTGATTATAGGAAGTTTTAAAAGATTGATATATCTATTGACAGTGATTTCTTTTAACTTCTTTCCTCTACCACTTAATGCATTAATAGAATAAACTCCTTGTATTACATATTGGTAATTACCTTCTGATACACGTGGAAGTTTAAATTTAGTTCTAGCTATTGTGCATTCATCTACATAATTACAACATTCAGAAATAGGTACTTCTACCATCTCTAAACAAGGAATGGTAGTAAATAATGTGTCAGTTGCCCAAAGCTTTCTTAGATTGGTTTCTCTCTTTATAAGTAATAAAGAATTGTTTCTTATTTCAGATGCAATTGCTCTATCGGTTATCAAAGAGTCAGTCGAAAGTATCTTGTGGACACTTCTAACATCTGATACTAATTTTCTTAATGTTGCCATAATTATATTCGTTGTTCGAATTCAGCTATTTTACCAAGCTCCATATCATATACTAATGCTAGAGCAGCTCTTACTGAATGTACAAAATTATTATCTAAGTGCCATCTATCAGTTCCTGAAAGACTAGGCATTTGTTGTATTCTCACTCCTTTAACTTCTTTAGCCATATAGTGATGTTTATCACCTGTATGTACTTCTCTATATTTAGCATTACCAAATGCTTGACTATACTGAGGATGTGTTGCAAACAATAATGGTAAATCTTCTAACTTACAATTACCATGGTGCCAACCAATGAATGTATTTCCTAATGTGATTCCTTTAATAACACTATGCTCTCTTATAAAATCTACATCAATAGCTTCTTTAAAGAATACATCTAATGCATGTGCTAAATAAAAAGATTTAGTTCTGTCATGATTACCTTGTACTAACACTACCACCACTTGACTTGCATATTGTCTTAACATATTAATAGTCTTAACTAAAATATCAAAACCTAATTCATATTCTTCTGAATAATCCATTATAGTATCTTGTGGTGTACCATTTGTAGTTTGGTGTTGATAGTTATCAGTGTGGAAGAAATCATTTGATATAGGTAACACTACAGTGTCTATATGATAATTAGATACCACTTTGTTAATCAAAGATTGAGCCACATCAAAATATCTTTGAGCTCTTGCTTGTGGACTGTTATCACCATCTATTGTTTTCTTAGCTAAATGGTAATCAGCTATAGAGATTTCTACATTTACAACATCTTTAAAGTTTGGTACCTTATCAACTGTTATATTGTTTGGTTTGTAGTTTTGTAAAAACTTAGCAAAGTCTTCAGGAGAATAATCTTTTGCTTGTTTTAGTTTTGAAAAGACTGAGGAAGTAAACTTCCCACTTGGTAACATCTTAGACCAGTAGTTGGTTATGATGTATTTATCTAAGTTTATCTTATGTAGCTTGGCTAGTTCAATATCATCTTTAGGTTCAAAGTCTGATATAATTGTACTTTCTATTGTACCTTTTTCAACATTCACTTTACGTTCTCCTGTATAATTTATTACAGGTTCACTATCTTTTTCTTTAAGCTCTTTCATGAGCTCATTCACTTCGTATTCACTTATTCCTAATTTCTCAGCATAGAATTTTTTACTTTTCTTCTGCGTTAACAACTCTTCTAATCTGTACAATAAACTTTGATTTTCAGACATATGTATTTATATTAGTTAAAAAATATCGTAAAGATAAACAATAGTTTTTATATAATCCAAATAATTTTAGTTAGAGAGTTAATTATTTATAATTAAATTAGTTATAAAACAAAAACTCCCCAAGAAGATCTTGAGGAGAAACCTTGTAAAACCAACAAAACAAGGTTTTTTAATTTATTCAGGTACTGTTGTAGATGTAGTAGTTGTACTTCTACTAAATGTAGTGGTTGTTGTAGTTGTTGGTTCAATTAGTACTATGTCAAAATAGTTATTACACTCTCCAGTAGAAAGTAATCTAATAGTTGTTGTACCATCAGGTACTAAATCTGAAGCATATCCACTTGTTAAATCTACTGTAGCAACAGCTGTTTCAAATGCTGTTGTATATAAATCAACATTTGAATACAGATTAAATGGGCCTACATTAGCTCCAGCTAATGTTAATGTTATGAATACTGTCATTTTATTTTATTTTATTGATTTTAACCAAATTTATAAACTTGTCCATCACCTTCACCAATATTTAATTGTTGTCCAGCAAAGAATTGACAAGTTCCAATTGCACGAACTGCTGACCAATCAGAATCTGTTCCACAAGATATTTTAACAAATGTAGTTGTACCTGCATATATTATCCAAACACCTCCAACATAACCTGGTGTTTTTTCACCAACACAAATTATATCTCCATTAGGTGATGCTGATAAACTAGTCCAATATCCTGGTGATGTAGATAATGAAACAAATGCTCCAGTTCCTCCTGTTTGTTTCCAAACATTATAAGGACCACATATATACACATCTCCATTTGGTGCTACAGTGATATCTCTTGCTCCACTATATGCTGTACCATGATATGTAAATCCAGTTGCAGATACTACTCTTGTATAAATATTTCCAGAAGTATCAAGTGTCCATAATGTATCATATTGATCTACATATAATCCTGTCCAGTTAGCATTTCCAGCAAATGGAAAAATAGGAGTGAATGAAGATGCACTAACAGTTTTTACATATAATGTACCACCATATCTTGCAGCATATATATTACCTAAAGAATCTGCAGCTATTGCAGCATCTAAACTATTTGATGCTGGTACAGTAGACCAAGGACCACCTACAGGATATTTATAAACTGTACCACCTAGAGTACATCCATATAATGTACCATCTGTTGTTGTAGTTAATCCTTTCCATGTATTTACATTTGTAGAAAGCATGTTAACTGGACAATATTCACATGTTGTAGTGGTAGTAGTTGTACTACTTGTACTACTTGTAGATGTTGTACTTGTAGAAGTTGTACTTGTAGTTGATGTACTAGAACTACTTGTAGTTGTAGTAGTTGATGGTGGTATAGTAGTGGTAGTAGTTGTTGTTTGACAAACTCCTAAAATACATGCAGGACCATTTGTAACTGTTACTAATGGTGCATGTGTCACTCCACAACATCCACAATAACTATTTGTAGCACCTACTTGTATTATAGTGTATTCAATTTGTCCTAAACAATTATTATATTCTATTTCTTGTATTGTTGGCTCTCCATTATAAAAAGTGACACAATTACAAGCTATTGTTGTACTTGTACTAGTTGTTGTTGATGTAGAAGAAGATGAAGTTGTTGTAGTTGTAGGACAACAACAATTACAAGCTATTGTTGTAGTGGTTGTTGTTGTGGGACAACATATATTTAATTGATCATTAATATTAATTATCTCTTCTGAAATAATCATCACCTCTTCAGTGATGTTTGTTACATCATCTATAAGTTCATTAATACTATTTGTTGCATTACATATAATACTATCAAATTTAACAAGAATATCATTTAATCCATCACATGGTTGTACACCTGTACAAGGAAGTGGAGTGCTATCATATCCAATAGCACTCGTTCCTATTATTGTTGTATTATTTATTTGAGGACAATTAGCCATGTTTTATATTTATAATGCTGTTGTTGTTGTTGTTGTAGTACAAGGTGTAGAATCTTTAATATATGCATTGCTAAGAACTAATGTTGATGCATTCATACATCCTGTTGGTTCTGTACCTCCTCCTGTAACTGTTCCAGATATAGGAGCTCCATTACAATCAAATCCTGTCCAAGACCCTGATGGAGAATTTCCTTGTACTAAATAATTAATACAATCTACAACAGTTGTGGTTGTAGTGGTAGTTATACAAGAAGGGAAGTCAACAATCACACTATTAATAATTTGAACTACAACCCATATACCATCGTAATCAATTTGGTAATATCCATCAAGTCCTGCTAATGTACATCCAGTAGATCCTGCATAAGCTACATCGCCTAATTCTGGATATTCCTGATTCCAATGTACTATATAAGATGAGGTTATTGTACAACTAGCATCTTGTAAACAAGCAGCAGCATCACATGCATCAACTAAGAAACTACCTGAATCAGGAATAGTGTTAGTACCATTCACCACTGTACCAGTAAATGGATGAGGGATAGCAGCATTACATGTAGTTGATGTAGTAGTTGTAGATGTTGATGATGTTGATGTGCTAGTTGAACTAGAACTAGTAGTTGTTGTTGATGTACAATCAGGACAATAGTTTTGAACAAATCCTGTACCAAGAGTTGCAATATTTGTTAATTCAGTATATGCATACAATTTAATTTTAATTTGCCAATATTCAAAAAGAGTGTTGCATTCAAAATTATCTCTTGTCATTAACATAGGATATTGCCAAGTATATAATCCTGTAGGATATATTTTAAGACTAGGTGCAACAATTGTTCCATTATATTCTATTTGCAATCCTGCAACAGGTGTAACACTAAAAATTTCTACATATTCAATTTCACTCCATAAAATAGTTGGAATAAACATACCAGTAATAATTTGAGGGGAAGGAAGAGGATATGAGAATGGATAATCTAATACACTACATCCATCTTCTACAGTAGCTTGATATTCTGATGATATATTACGTATTGGAGGAGGAACTGAAGTGGTAGTAGTAGATGTAGTAGAACTTGATGTACTAGTTGTTGTTGATGTAGAACTAGTTGTAGTAGATGTTGTTACTGGATCACAATGTCCAACACGACAATCTACTCCCACTGTAATTAATACAAGTGGATCACTAGCAAATCCTTGAGATCCACAAATTTTTATAACTTCATTAGAGAATATTTCTACAGGACCACTAGGATCGTTGTTACAATCTATGTAAGTTATTATATGAGTATCAACATCTCTATTGTTAAATGTTAAACATTCACATGGATATAATACTGTTGTTGTAGATGTTGTAGTTGAACTACTAGTAGATGTTGTTGTAGAAGTGCCACAAGGACCATTTGGTGTTACAATCACTGTACCTGGAACTGTAAGAGGACTATCTGTTACAACACAAATATTTGTGTCTCCTGGTAATAATACAACAGCTTCTTGTAAATGTGTAATACAATCAGTAATAATTATACCTACTGCTATATCTCCTGTATTATTTAATGAGAAGCTTTCACAAGGATTTAATGTAGTAGAAGTGGTTGTTGTAGTTACACAACATACATCTAATGTATTGTATATGTTTGTTATATCATTATTAATAATTAATATTTCTGTAGTGATATTATTAACTTGAGTCTGTAATGTAGTTATTTGACCAAGTAATGTACAGATAATTTGATCTATCTTCTGTAATATTACATTGAGTGTATCACATGGTTCAGCAATTATACATGGTAGGTTAGGACCATTATAAATAACATTACTAGACAAAATTACATTAGTTCCACATGGATCATTACTTCCACAACCACTATTAGTGATTGTAGAACTACATCCACAAGGACTATTTAAAACTACATCTGTGCAGCAAGGACTAACTGGTAAATAAGGATATGCCATTTTTTTTAATTTATTAAACTGGTCTGTATTGAATATAGTAACAAGCTGTCACTGGTTGAATATTTGCATGAGGAAGTCCTCCACCATCTGGTCCAGCTACATTAGTTATTGTTGCTAAAATATTAGCAGTTCCTGTATTTGTAGTTTGTGTTCCTTTTGTAAAATATTGTCCTGATCCATCATTAGGTATTGCATTATAAGCATATACTGCAGCATCTGTTATAGTGTGTGTATGTCCTTGATCTATTACTGAAATAGTGTTAGCATGTGTATGTAATGGAATTTGTGTAGATGTAAGTGTTATTTGATTTGCACCAGCAATATCATAAAGACTATAATTTGGATTAGCAGGACTAATAGCAGGATCTACAATAGGATTAAGTACTCCTCCAGGAACACCAACAATAGCACCAACTAGTGCTCTACCTCTTAAATCAGGAGCTACATTACCATTACATAAATATATTTTACTCCAATTTTCTCCTGTAGTTGATGTTAAATTTAATCCAGCTCCTTGAGAATCAAAATTAGTTAATGGTCCAAAATATGGAAGTACAGAATAAGGAACCATTCTATTACTAATAAGATTAGCATTACCACTAGTATTTAAATAGTCTTGAATTAATACATCAAGATCTGCAATAGCTACATATGTATTAGGAAGATCAATTAACAATTGTAGAAATTGAGAATTTAATGCACAAAGTTTAGTTATTACAGCTTGTAACACTTGATGTGTTATAGAGTTTCCAGCACCCACTGTAAGACATCCTGTTGTATAAGGAGCTTCTATATCAGCAACAACTGCTCCTAATATATCTATTTGTTCTTGAAGATCACAAACAGATTTTATAATAGCTGATAATATTTCATTTAATGTAAATCCTGTACAAGTTGTACATGTAGGAAGATTAGCTCTTACAAGATTACAAATAATATTATCATCTATAACTGGTTTAATTCCTACACCATTTAATACTGGAACAAGAAAATTTACAATTGAAGCTTCTACATGAGATAATGTATCTCCTGTAGTGATTCCTAATTCAGGAACATCTATTCCTGTATATCTAACACATCTGTCAGAGATAATCTCTGTACATCCGTTAAAACAATTTGAGCAATTGGACATATTTTTTATTTTAAAAAGGTTTATATACAAATATTTACTGTTGCAATATTACCTACAGGACAACCATTATAAATAACAGTACCGTCAGGTTTACTAATTCTAGTCCATGTAACATTTTCATGTGGGAGTACATCAACATCACATGTAACATTATAAGTTATCATTGTAGGAACTAGTTCAAATTGAATACTACAATGTCCTGGATATGCACTTGCTATATCAATAGCTTGTTGTCCAGAGATAGTCATTTCACTATATCTTGATCCACCACTAGGAACTGTTTCTCCAGTCCAAGTACCTCCAGTTAAAGCAGCAGGATAATTTGAATAATCTACACAAGTAAATTTACCTGATTGAGTTTCAACCCCTGGTCCACCTGCATTTAGATTATTCATTAATGAATCACCTATATATACATTATTACCTGTCACTTCAAAGAATCCTCTATCACATGTATGTGCACTTATTTGAAATGGACATGGATGATCATAGTTAGATGGAAGTTTATTTAAGTCATTTTGTGAACGAATATATATAGTTTCTATTTTAAGTCCTGTTAGTTTTTGTATAATAATATTATTATTTATAGTGGTAGAACTAGTTGTTGTGCTACTACTTGTACTTGTTGTAGAAGTACTACTTGTACTAGTTGTGGTACAACCAGGACATAATGTTGTAGAACTAGTAGTTGTAGTACAACGAGGACATAATGTTGTACTAGTAGAACTTGTTGTACTAGTAGTAGGTATATATGGAGGTCTAGGTCTAAATGTAGTGGTGGTAGTAGTGGTAGGGTTAGGAACTATTGTAACATTACAAGGAACCTCTTTACAAGGTATTGGTTCATTACATCTACTAACACATCCTACAGTAAGACGTATAACTCTACTAGCTATCATGTTTATTGTATATCTACCAGCGTAATTTGGGTTTATATATTTATATTGTAATATTCTTCTATATCCTATTAACTGAAGAATGTCATCAGCAGGAACAGGTTTGTTCAACATATATGAAATATTGTTGTACAAATTATTACCAAGCTCTGCTAACTTGCAATCTATTTTTCTAAGTAAAGAAGGAATGTTAGCACATTCTGGACAATTAGTTAATCTTGGTGATAACATAATATCTATTTTTTATTTATTCACTTTAGATGCACAGTGTCCACATAACCCATTGGTTAGTTGACATCCACACCCTACATTAGCTCCGCAACCTGAACATTGTGCCATAATTAATAAAAGTTTATTAGGTAGTTATTACCAGAACAACCACAGTTAGATCTTAAGAAACCATCTAACATATTATCTGCTTGAGCATATAATGTATTAGACTCATATTCTGCGCAGTTATTAGCTGCTGCAATAGCTCCTTGTATAAAGAAGTTAATTGTATTTAATTGTACACTAGATTGTGTTTTAAGTGCTCTGTCACACTCCATCATATTTAATTGTAAAAACGCATTGTCAAACTTCTCTTGAAGTCTATCAACACGTAATATTGTTTTCTCTACATAATTCTGATATGCAGGAGCAACAGAATATCTTAATCTATACACTCCATCAGGGAGTGGTTGATTACAACCAGGATCTGTAATTCCTAAATTAGAAGATGTAAATACATTTAATTGGTTAGGAACAAATGGTAATATTTTAGTTCCGAATCCTGGTATTTCAATCTCAATAGTAGGTGCAGAGACCACTGGAGGATTAGTAGGATATACAGAAGCATCTGCAACACCAAGAGTATTAACATCGTAGGTAGGTACTACTAGTATATCTAATTGTAAGTTTGCCATGTTTGTTTTAAATAATTATGCCAGAGGAATATGAGATTTATCCTCTTTCCCCTGGCATAGGTTATTAATATTTATCTACTGTTTATTCTTAAGGAATTTGAGTAGAAGTAGTAGTTGTAGTTGATGGAGCAGCAGTAGAAGTAGTTGTTGTAGTTGTAATACAAGGAATACCTTGATCTACTACATCTCCTAAAGCAGCTTCTAAGATTGCTTCAAATGAAGCAGTAAGATCGTAACCACCTTGAGGAACAGCAAGAATCACTGTAGAATCTTCCATAATATAATCACCCCATTGGTACTCAGATTTGTTGTACTCATTAAATCTGATATAGAATGTGTTATAGATAGCACCATCAGATACCCAAGACTCAAAGTTCTCGTTATATCCATTCATTCTATATAAATGTTTCAAGTAACCAGCTTGGTAGCTGTAGAAGTTTTTCTCTAATTGAGCAATTTCTGCAGATGTACCAGTAGCATAAGAAGCACGTTGAGTGATGATAGGTTGAGCAACAAAGTTACAAGCATCAGCAACAATAAAGTCAGCAGTGGTAGCAGGACCAGCATATACAAAAGTTCTGAAAGACATTCTATCATATTCAAATGGGAACGCTGCAATATCACAAGGTTGTCCATATTGAGTTAATGGTTTTCCTGTAATACGTAAAATTGTACCACCTACATTTTCAAATGTAAAGAATGTGTTGAAGCTAATGTTATCAGGGTTGTTACCTGGAGCAGCTTGTCTTAATTTAGCAATCAATAAGTCAATGATAGTGTTATCACTTACATCATCACATGGATTATCTGCACAGTTACAACAAGGAGCTTGTATAGTTACTGAACGTGTAAATCCATTAAAATACAATGTATCAATGTAAGAAGAGTGAGCACGTAAAGTTAACGTGATACTTTCTCCACATTGTACAGTGAAATTAGTTACATCTGTAATTTGATTAGCAGCAGTTGGACATCCTGATACTTTGTACCATTCTGTTACATTAGAGTTTTTTGCTATAATAGTTTCAGCACTACCTGTTAATACTGTACTAGCAACACCAATTTTGTCAGATCTTTTTGATCCTTGAAGATAAGTGTTTGTTCTACCTTGAGCTATGTAAAAGTACGGAGCACTTTTGATAGTGGTACTAGTTACAGTAGCATACAAGTTGTTAAAGATTCCCACAGTACCTGCAGTTAGGTTTTGTGTTGAGCCAGAGCTAGGGACAGCATCCTGCCCTACTGGAACCACGAATAACGTGGTTAATGAAAAATCAGCCATTTTGTTTATTTATTAAGTTAATAGTTTATTCGTTTGTTTGTATTCTGTAAGCTGCACTTTGTACAGCAGATTGATTTTCAGTATACATTGCTAAGTTTTGAACTGTTAAATCTAAAAGTTCATCTTCTAGATATGTTTCAAGTTCACAATCAGCATCATATGATGGCTCTCCATCCATCATGATATACCCTGTTTTATTTATATACACTGGGTATCTCATGTACATAATCTGTATATTCTTAGGTGTGAATGTACCATCTGTGAATATACTGATTTCATCTGATGCTAAGAAGTTAAATGTTTCTTGGTATTCAAATGAAGGTTTATAATGATCATTGTTTAATATAAACTGAAGATCACCATGTTTAGCAAGATCTCGATTAATCCAAATCTTTCTATCTTTACATCTTCCTTTGTCTGCTAGAACATAACTATCTACATAGAACATATATCTTGGCTCAAGTAGATGAACATTAGCAGCCCATTGGTTTAGATCAGCATCTTTAAGCGTTAATATTAAAGGTTGATGATTATAATTCATTACAAGACTCTGTAAGTCTTCATAACGTTTTTTAAATGAATCAAGCCCTAACTGATTAGCAGAACTAATTCCATCAACTTTTTGTTTTATCAACTTAATCTGAGCTTCATTCAGAGCTAAGATTTTGTCTTCTAATTGAATCTGTTGATGCTCATTAGTTGATAGCTTATTCAATCTTTGGTCAATCTTGTATAATAAACTATCTACTTGTATCATATGCTTTTATATTTTTAAAACTAGCCTCTTAAATAGAAGCTAGTTTTTTAGTTTTTAATTTACCTTCTAATGTCAATAACTCATCTTGGTTATCATCATCTGCAAGGAATTTAATTAAATCATCTTCATCTTTAGCTATTTCAAACTCACCTTCATAAACCTTACCGTTAGGTTTGATTCTATAAACTGAATGTGCTACAGCTTGTTTTACTAAATCTTTAATATGGAGTAAGGCTTCTTTCATATCAGCAAATCTATTAAAAACTTCAACTGGATTCAATCCTGAATATTTACCATTCTTGAATTCTGTTTGTTTCAATACATTATCTACTAAGTTGTATACCACTTCTTCTTTTGAATCTTCTGAAACTGGAAGTCCTAAAAGTCTTGCAACTTTACGTTTCTTCTCAGGAGTCATACTATCAAACTTAACAATTGCTTTATTAATTAATTGTTTTTTCTTGAAGATCACTGCATTCTCTATCTCATCATCAACAACATAAAATTGTGTATCTGCTGGATATTCTCCTCTTTCCCAAGATTGGTAAGAAGATGCAATTGTTGGATGTACTCTCAACCATGAAAAGGCTATCTCTTGAAAAGGAACTGATAGATCAAAATAATTATCACCATCTAATAACTTTACTGCTTGTACGTGTGTTTGGTCATCTGTTGAAGTTGATAATCCATAGTTCCAGAATTTAGAACGTGGACCAAGATCGATATCACCAATCTCATCTTCAAGTCTTTTTTTAAGATTAGTCACTCTTTCAATTTCCAATTCTTTTTCAAGTGGATCTTGAATACGTTTAATGTAAGTAGCATCTGGATCTAATCCTGTTCTATACTTACCATCTAATTCTTTGTAAGGATATTTAAAAACTCCTGTACCAGGAATTCTTGTCATACCTTTTTGCGATAATCCACTATCCATTGTTTGAAGTTGTGAATTGTTGTACTCACGTTTTATCGTAGAGATTTTACCTGTCTTACCCATATGTAGTTAATTTAATAATTTGGTTTATTTTAGTAGAGTGTTCCAATTGAATGGAATGCAATACAGACATGAAGTCTAGTATTCATCACTCTGGGGTTGAGAATCATCCCCTCTAGGAGGGAGAGGAGGTGAGGGGATTTTTCTCGAATTCTTATTCTTAGAATTGTGGGATTTCCTCGATCAACACAGTTCTTGATAAATCTTCAATGAATACATCACATCTGTCTTTCATCCAGATTTCGTATCCTGGGAATTTGTTAGCACTTGACATACCTTGAGATTTAGCAAAACCTAAGTGGTGACGAGTACCATCAATATAACCCCATGTCATAGAAGGAGCACCTTTCATTCTCACTTCTCTAATGTTATTCACCATTGAACCATCAGACATTGGAGAAACATCAAACACCATAAATACTGGAGTAGATTTTTTGTTTTGTCCAAACTCTAAGTTAGTTTGTGGTAAATCTAATTCTTTTAAGTGAATCAATTCAACTCTACCAGTCTCACGAGTTACCATTGCATCAAATGCAAAGTTGTAAGTGATATGTTGTCCTTCACCTTGCATATATCTGTTTCCAGAATCAGCCATGAAAGTAAGACCAGAGTTTAATGCATCTGTTTTTAAAGCTTGTTGGAATACATCAAATCCAGCTTCATTAGTATACATTTTTACACTTCTGTCTTTAACATCCACTCTTCTGTAGAATAAATCTCCAAATACTGAACGGATTAAGTTAGCAGAGAATTCACCTCTGTTATATTGTACCAAGTTTCCATTGTTACGCATTCTGTGGTATACACCTGCAGATGTACGTTTCAATTCTTGTTTAGAACCATTAGTTTTAACTGTACCTGGTTTAGCCCAAATCATACGTTTAACTTTCAATTCTAACATTGATTTACGCATCCAGAATTCAATGAACGGTTCCCATTTAACATCATTACGAGTTAAAGGTAATTGGTTTCTTCTTTGTGGAGCATATACTAAGATGTCTAATGGCTTACCAGAAGAATCTCTCATCATTTTATCATCAGCCCATTCAGTGATTTTGTGCTCATAACCATATGCAGAACCTAAAGATTCAAACATTGTGATTTGCTCACCTAATCTTGGAAGACCTAATAAGTCTTGATCAAACTCACCAATAGCAGCATCAACTAATTCTAGTTCAACACCATACTGTAAGAAGGTAGGATTAACAAAATCAATTGTTGGGTTATCAGTTACTAATGTAAATGAATACAAGTAACCCATGTTCCAAGGCACTGGATCTTTGATTACATAGAATCTAGGACCGTACTGACGAGTACCTACAGATATGATTGCATTTTTAGAAAACTCATTAGTATCTAATACTAAAGTGAATTCTTGACCATCAATACCTGTCTTACCAGCATCAATTAATTCTTGCGTAGAAGCAGGAATGTCAATAATTTTTGGGAATTTGTAAGGAACAGCTATTTGCCATTTCCATGCATCACTATTATTATCAATGTAATAAGGTGTGCTTTTGTTGATCATGTCCAAAAAGTCATTACTGTACAATGAGCTCTGAGTATATAAAGAAATGATTTTCTTGTCATAATCTGCAGGCTCAGTAGAGTGAAAACTCTCTAAGTGATTGGAGTCTGTAAGTTTACCTACTGCACGCTTGTCCATAGAAGCTACTCTAGCGTAAGTAAAACCTGTTAACCCAGGGATTGTTTGAATTGCCATTGTTATTCGTTTTTGTTAATTATTATTTATTTTTTGTTATTGAAACCATGAATTAGATTTAGCACCAGTAGTGCCTACAGATGTTTTAGCTTTAGTCACTTGTCTTGCAACTTCTCCAAATAATTGGTTAGACTGTTTAGTCATACCTGTTCTTTGTATAGTTGATAATGTAGGATCTTTTTCTAACATTTTAAGTAGAAGCCCCACCTTCACTTTCATTGCATGGTTTTCTGGTTTTTTCATATCCAGGATAGCACGATCAAAGTCTGTTAGTGTTTCTCCTGTAGGAGTTTTCCACTTGTCAACTAATAAGAAGTCTTGTAGTTCTGTTGCTAATTTTGGATTGATAGGAATACCATCAAACTCTTTTGCTTTCACCTTATCTTGTAAGATGGATTGCACATTATTTATATACTGATTTTTAACAGCTTGTTTTTGTTGTAACTCTTGTTGAGCATTTGATTCCATTTCTTGTAACTTAGCTGCTTCTTTTTTAACTAACACCTTGTGGTGTTTAGCAGCTACATTCTCAAGATCTCCATAGTTTTTAAGTCTTTCAACTTCTGTTTCTACATCTTCTGGATCAAAACCTTGATTGGCTAAAGCCTGTTTCATTATTCTAATTTGGTTATCTTCACTTGAAAGATCCATTTCAGCAAAGTTTACCACTTGATTATAAACACCAAAGTAATCTTTTGGATTAACTCCTTTTACAAATATGGCATCAAAAGCTTCCTGGTAATCTTCTCCAAATTGTCCTATGAAGTTTTGTACTATTTCACTAGCACCTTTTTTCTTCTCTTCATTAAATCTTTCTAAGAATTCTTCTGCAGTGGTTACTGGTTCTTGATCTTCATCATCAGATGTAAACACTCCTAGTTTATAAAGATCATTTGCAAGAGCAGTGAATTGTGTTTCTTCTGGAGCATCATCTGTATTATCTGCATCATCATCAGTTGCAGGTTTTGCAGGTTTTGATACTGGAGGAATATCTTCATCTTCATCTTCATCAGTGTTATCACCTAAGAAGTTTGATATTAAAGATTGTCCTTTTTCTTTATCATCAGCATCATCATCAACTGGTGTTACCTCTTTACCTTTTGGTACTGCTGGTTTAGCAGGAGGTGTAGCAGGTTCTGCATCTTTAATAATTGCAGTGACATCTTCTGGGTTAGAAGTAGATGTTTCAGGGGAAAACAAGTCATTCAATAATTCTTGATTACCCATTCCCATGTCCATAGTATCTTGGATACTAAAGTTACCCATAGTTTCTAAATTATCAGCCATATGTAGTTGTATTTATGTTTGGTTTTATTTATGTAAAAGTATAATAAGAGTTTTTAATATCAAAGAGTTATGTATTAATATCATCCAATTTTCTGGATAATATAGCATTAATATATTTTTCTCCTCCGAAGAAAAGAAGTTTTTTAACCTTTTTTGTTATTTCTACCCTTGGCATTTTCTTTTGCAACAGCAAGATCGTTTGCCATATTTTCTCTAGCCACTTGTAATTTCTCTTTTTCTATAGACATTTTATCAGTAGCTTGTTTATTTTTAGATTGTAAATCAGCCATCTTAGCTTGGTAGTTTTTAGTGGCTACATCTTGATCATGTGCTAATCTACTAACTTCCATTACATCAGGAACAGCATTAGCATTAACATCTTCTGATTCCACTTTACCAAATCCTGTAGCTTGTATAATAGCAATCTTCTCTTTAGATAGTCTATCAAGTTCTTTTTGATAATCATCATGAGCCATTTGCTCTGTATGTTGTTGGATGGCAAATTCTTGTGCAGCTTGAGCTTGTTGTTGTTGAGCTTCTTGCTGTTGTTGAGCAAGTTGTTGAGCTTGTTCTTGTTGAGCAATTTGTCTATCTCTAAGATCTTTAAATGTTTTCTTAAGCTCTCTTTGAGATTTAGAACTGTATAATTCTACTACATCATAAAGCGTGCCACCATTTTGAATAATAGCTTGAGAAAGTTGTCTAAGTTCATTAAACATTTGTGTATCCTCTGGTCTATTAGTTAAGAACACTTTCAAATCACGAAATGATAGATCAGATCCATTCACTTGTACAAATGCAGATTCTCCTTCAGATGTAATATACGATAGAGTAGATTGTGGTTTAGCACTCTCTACATATAATGCAGCATCTATAATAGCTTGGTATAATTGTCCCATTACATATTCATGAGCTACAAATAAAGGCTCTGTTTGAGAATAACTCTGTTGCATAGCAGTGTTAGTACCTGTAGCACTTTCAGAAGCAGAAACAGTACCCATACGTTGTCTAGACATACCTATAAGTTCCCAACACTCAGCTTTAAGTTGTTGTGCTAATGTATAACGAGATTGTATCTCCTGTGTACGTGTAAGATCAAGAGCTGTAAACTGATTGAATGAACTTGGAGATTTCATGTTCTCTGGAGAGTCATCAATAAATACCACTCCTCTATTACGTGCTTCCATTTCCCATATATCAAGAGCATCTTGTGCATCTCCATCTTTAGGTATAGGTATATGACGTAATGACATTAACTGAACCTTACCAACTTCTTTCTCTAGAAGTTTATATAGTTGGTTCATACATACGTTATATAGCACTTGAAAAGGTTTCATAAGATCTACTAAGCTTTTTGCTTCTGTATTCTTCACCTCATATGTTGTACCTATTATAGGACAATAGTTTAATAACTTATATGGTTTGATGTGATAAATGTCTGGACCAATCTTTATTCCTTGATACCATTGGTTAATCCATCCCCATTCTAATGATTGTTGTGTAGGTATAGTTCCTGATTTGTAATTCTCGTCAACTAGAGTTGATTGCTCATTACCCATTTCATCTATATAAATAAGCTTACCTATTTTCTTTTTAGAAATCCAATAACTTCTAACAACAACATACTTATAACCAAATGAACTTACATTATTAGTTAAGCCTAAAAAGTCTTTTAATCCATCATTGTTCTCTTTCATTTCTGATTCTATAATCATACGTGTTTGTAACACTAATGGGTCAAATGTATCATACATTACAGAGTCTTGTCCAGGGATAGCATCTGGATTACCTAGATTAGATTCTCTAACATTAATTAATCCATAATCTTGTAATGAACTACGTAAGTGGTCAATCTCCTCTTTTGTAAGATCTGGTACGCTTTCAATGATCTCTGAAAGTTCCATAACTTCCACTGTCCCTGCAGCATAAGCACCCTGAGCTCTTCCTGTGGGATCTGATATATATTTCCTATCAGGAGTGGTAAGAAACCAAGTGTTCTTTGGGTTAGCCACTTCGATGTTAAATCCAAGTTTTGAGTTGTCTTCATATATATGATAAAATTCTCTAGCAGATATTAACATATCTCTAAAGGCATCTTCTGATTTTTCTTTTAAATTAAACTCAGCTTTTTGACAAGTAAGAACATGATTAGCCCATTTCTCAGCAATAGATGTATAGCTATCTAACTGATCTTTAACTTGTTCCATTGTCATTTGATCTAGTTGCTCAGGTTCAATTTGTTCTCCTGATATAGCAGCTTTTGTAGCAAGTTGTTGTTTCACTTGATTAATAACATATTGCTGAAGAGTGTCTGTTTTAAACTGAAGCTCTTCTGCCTTACTATCATCATCAAAAGCTTTCACTCTGAATGTATCAGGTCTTTTAGATATTTCTCCTACCAACTCATTTACAGGAGTGGTGATAATAGAATACATCTTTACATAAGCAGGAAGCTCTAGATCAGATGTAAGTACATCTGTAAAGCTTCTCACTTCTGGTTCTTGATAGAAATCTTCCATACGAAGAATTCCTTTCATAAGATCATAATTCTTAACAAATGTATCTCTGTTCTTTACATACTCAGCGTATGCTTTGTTTGAGAAATAATCCATTGTATTCTTTATCCAACTCTCATCTTGCTTTTCTTTCTCTGTCTTGAACTGATCAGGGAATATATTCAGATAAGCGTATCTGATAGTTGCATCTTTTGTATATCTAATTATTGCCATTATGTAAATAATTTATTTCTTGGTGTGTTAAACATTGATCTGCTTTCTGTAAACAGTGTCTTCTTTTTATTTTTTGTGAACATTGATTTCATTCTTACATCTTGTTCTCCTCCTATTTTTCCCATAATGGGATCTAGTTTCATAGCAAGAGCTATTGCAAGTTCTGCAGCAATAATTCTATCAAAGTTACCTTGTTCATTATACTGAATCATTTCTTCTAGTAGAACAGGATCAAACATCTTTGACATTCCTTTTATCTCTGATATGATATTACCATCTTCATCCTTCTCTACATGTATAGCTTCTTCTGAATACTTCTTAAGACATCCATGTAAGAAGTCTCGTATTTTCTCAGAAGATCTATGTATTCCATAATCTCTTCTAACTGTTGTATTAGGAACTATTTCTTTTAACCAATCTGGTTGTCTTTCTAAATAATGCGCATCTCCTTTAGCTATCATATAATCAATAAACGAGATTTCGTCATTCTCACATAGAGCTCTAGCATTATAATACTTTATTAGATATCTAGCTTGTTCTTCCCATGTTTCTTTCTTATCTGGTCTAGCACAATAGCTAGCTACAAACATATCTTGATACTTCTCTCCAGAAATAGCATGCATACGTTTGTATATATAGACAGATCCTAATGAACTTGAATATGCAGATTTACCTTGTCTATAAGGGTCAATCCCTGCAACATATAATCCATATGGAGGAGATTCAATTGGAAACTCATATATCACTACAGGAGCATCTTTGTTATCACTATTCTTTAATGGAAAGTTTGATATAGGAAGTTTATCTGTAAACTCATGTCTTACTCCTTGGCCATCATCATAAAGAACAACAGGTGTTCCTGTTCTTTCTTGATTTAATAGTCTAGCTTTCTGACGTTTAGCTGCTTCTATATCAAATATGTTTGTATCTTCATTTAAGAATATATCATCCACCTCTTGTGGGTAATACATCTTCTCTTTTAAATAAGCTAGTCTATCACCAGCTTTCTTTAATCTTTCAAGATTGTCATTTGTAATCTTATCTGCCTTATCTTGATTAGAGACTAACATCTTTACATTATGTAGCTCAGATTCTTTTGGTTGTTCTAAATAAGCTCCTAAAGAAGATTCTTCTTTAGCTTCCATTCTATATTTATGGGAGATAAATAGTCCATGGATTCTTTGATCATCTTTAGCACTATTGTATTCTAGGAAGTTAAAATTCTGTACATCGAACATTAAACTCTTTGCATCCATGAAATTCTGCATATCTCCACCTGTACCTGTAAGAATTGGAGAACAGCCCCAACCAAATGGTGTTGTAAATCCTGGTGTTGCAGCTTGTAGTCCTCTCAAGAAATTACCCTTACCTATCTCATCAATAATAAGCCTTCTTGGTTTTGTACCTGCAATAGCTTCCTCATTGTTACCACCATCTAAGTTACGAATAAGGATCTGAGAAAAGGGGATTCTCTCTCCTGCTTTTGTCTTGATCCCTAAAGTAACTTGGTTTTTCCAATTGTCTTCTACCCTCTGCCATCTCCATGCTTCTGGTAAGAAGTTTAATCCTTTGTCAATCTTATCTGTGATAAGCTTTATATCAGGAGCATTCAATCCTGCAATAATGTTCTGGGAGTTCTCATCGAACGTTGCACCATGACCTATGTAGGAACTCTCAATTACTGACTTAGCCAAACGTCTAATACCTAGTATTACTAGGCCTTTCTTTTCTGTATGTGCTCTATCTATTTCGTTTGTAATAATCCATTCGTTATCACGTAGATATGGGTTAGCATATTTCTGTGATATACGTCCTCTATCATCTATCATATCCACTTCTGTATTCCAGAAGTTCAAATGCCAATATAAGAAAGGATTGATATATACACCACCCATTGTACAACCATCAATACATAGTTGTTTATGGTAGGCATAGAATGCTTTATATTCATCTGAGTCTTTTTGAGGAACTCTCTTCTGATTTATAAACCAATCTTTATAATCAATACTTTGTAGGCCTTCCATTATTTTCTACCCTTTAAGAAATCTTCAGCCATACTTCCAAGCTCAACACCACCTCTAACAGGCACCACCTTTGCTTCTTCTTTCTCACGTAGTTTCTCAACTTGTTCAAGAAGAGCTAAATAGTTCTTCATTGTCTCTTGTACAAACTTACCTTGAGCTTCAATACTTGCAATCACCATAGGCATAGCACCACCAGCTTTGGTTTCTTTCCATTTGATTCTATCCTCTAATGTGTGTAAGGGATTAGCATCAACGTATTGTTTCCAGCTTGATAATTGTTCTTCAGCCCAATCAAGTTCTGTATTTATGTATGTAGTTTTCTTTATTGCCATTGTGTTTGTTTTTAGTCTTCCTCCTCTTCGAACAATGTTCTCTCCAAATTCATGCCATCTTTTATTATCTCCTCTATTTCATCTGTATGAGCATGATCTATATTAAGCTCTATCTCATACTTCTGTATAGCATATAACATCTCTCTATCATCTAGGCCCCATAGATTAGATTCATCCAATGCTGTGGCAAGATGTCTTCCCATATTATATGTGGGATGAGCTTTATGTAAACGATCTAAAGCTTTTAGTATTTGGCGATAATAGTTTGGCTTCATATAAGATCATTTATATCTTCTTCAGAAAGACTTATGTTTGTATTCTTTTTGTTTTCATAAACATCTTCCTCATCACCATCTTCTGTAAAATCTATCTCTATCTTTCTCATAGTGTCTAGATCTTCAGAGATGTATTCAGGTTTCACCGTTATCTTCATTTGATCTGGTTCATTTGTCTCTGTTGATTCAGCTGTTATATCAATATAATCAGCACCTCCATCATATAGATCTGCTAACAAATTAATAAGGCTTTCTAAAGGAATTTTACGTAGTCTCATCTGGTATAGATTCAGGAAGCCATTTCTTCAATGGACATTCACATGTTAAACATTTTGTTTTTGCAGAGAGTGTACATCCACATTCTGTGCAATGTACATCAGGTCTCATTGTTTTATGTTTCGTAGAAACATGTTCACATTCATTACATATAGCCATTCTTGAAAGACTAACATGTTCTATAAAAGCTTTCTTTCTTTCTTCAGGAAGAAGATGATTCTTCCATCCCTCTATCACTTGCGCTATCTTCATTTGTTTTTGGTTTTAATGAATATATACTAGTTGCTATTATTTTTAATTTTAATTCAACAGCATCTCTTTTTGCTGGTGTAATGTTTTCATCTAGAAGCATATTCTTATACGCTTGTTCAATAGCCAACAACTTATTATAATGTGTAATAGCTTTCTTTGTGTTAAATAAAAACTTACCAAACCCAGAAATTTCAACACTCTTATGTATGTTTACAGCATCATGTGCAGAATCAAATTGATGTGTAACAACAGCATCAATTATCTTCTCTGATATCACCATGTTGATTGACATCTTTTTTATTATCCACTCCTTCACTGACATTGATTGTGGCTTCTCCATGTATTAGTTTTATATCTAACGTTAAATCTTTAGTGAAATCTATAGAGATGATTGGATTCACCTTCACCTTTCCATTCTCCTTAATAAATATACCCACCTTCTTCAGTTTACTGATGATGTTGTTTATAGAAGGAGATGTACTATTATATGTCTTACAGAATTCTTCTCTTACATTAGCATATGTAATGTTTCCTTTAATAGCTGTAAAAGAAATAAGTTGTATTTCTCTCTCTGTAAGATGTAGATTGTTTATAGAAGATAATACACTATAATATGTCATAGCTAATTCTATGTCACTATCAACTATCTTCTTAAGTCTTTGTACTATCATAATTTAGTTTTAATACTGACAAAGATATATAATAAAAATATATAAAATACATATATAGAAGAAATATTTTATTCCTATGCTATATTATGAAAACTTTTTTATATAGATCTATATAGAAGACCAAGCCCAACCACCGCCCCAAAGGTATAACATAATTCTTATACTTTCCAAACTTTTTTAAAATTTTTTTTTCCAAAATTTAGAAACCCTTTGTGTATGTGGGAATGTTGACCACTCCATATCAAGACCCCCCATACAATTTGAGAGATTGGGGTACTCCCCCATGCTTCTAATAGGTCTAACCATAATCTAAAACTAAAGATGCAAAAAGAAATTAAAGCAGTAGGTATGCTTCACATTCCTGGAAAGAATGACAAGCAGTGGAAAGAATACTTGAAAGAAAATAAAAAGAAACAACAAGTAAAGAATAATCTATGGTATCATCTACCGTAGGTTATTCTTATCTATCTATATTATACATATCATATAGGCTTACTCTGTCAATCCGAATAGTAATTAAATCCTTGATAAGGTAAGAGGTTGAATGATACCTCAAAGATTACAGAGGTCATAGGAGTGAGTCTTTCTTTCAAAACCAATGGACTGTAGGGTTCCATCCCAAAACCCTTTCAACAATCGGAGTGTAAGACTCAATATAAATTCATTTAATTAAAAACAGAAACAAAAATGAAAAGTTTAAAAGTAACTCGTGGTGCTTTCTCTAAAGCAGGTAATCTAATGTTAATGGACAAAGCAAGAAAGGCTTACTTCTGTCCAAAGAGTATTGTAACAGAAAATGGTTGGTCAAAAATTGAAGACGTAACATTTCCTCTTTACATCAATGTGAGTGAATTCACTTACAACAATCTTGATGATAATGGTAATCCATTATTGAATGCTGACGGTACTAACAACACATTCACAAGAGAAGACGTGATAGACGTGTTCACAAGTGCTCAGGAATTGGCTGATGATTATGCTGATGATTTCTCATTAGAAATCTTAAAGAAACAAGCAGTGAAATCTACAGCAAGTAGTGCAGGATTAACAGAATCTAATGTTAATGCTTTATTAGAACTTGCAATCTAATACCTATAATAAGCCTGTTCTTAATTGAGCAGGCTTTATTATTATATATAGGGTGGGATAAAAAATGAAATTAGGGGGTTTGGGTGATTAACTTTGCAAAACTTTCTTCCTTATATATATGTATAAAACTTTTTACGAGGGAGAAAAAAACTTTTTTAAAGCTAAATGCTTGATAATCAACTATAATTTATTTTTGTAGAAGTTTTTCTTGAGTGTAAAAGAATAGCAGTGTGTACCTCTACACTATAATAAAGCATAAATAACAAAATAGAAGATCAACAAACTAACACATTATATATAGCATTATGAAACAATTAACCTATGCAGAGATAGAACTATTACAATATGCATTGAAAGTATGTATGTTTGAGACTGGTAGTGAAAGTAAAGACTTATTATCATTAAAGAATAAACTTATTGCAATGAGAGCTCAATTAGAATATCCTCGTAGTAATATAGATCTTTCTCCTGAAGAGATTAATAACTCTTTATAGAATAATTATGGGCTCTTCTTAGGGCCCTTTATAATACAATTACTTGATGCACTAGATAGTAATGGTTGAATGTATGTGCAAATGAGTATTCCTTGCTTATAACAAAAATTAGGAAAACAATCAACTACCAACAGATGATTGGTGTAGTTTAGAAGAGCGTTAAAGGAGATAACACATGCTATAGTTGATTTAATAAAAAACTCAATAACTTTCTAAGATGTTGAAGACACCAGTTTCTTTGATAAGAATTAACAGTTGATGAAGAGCAAGTACTCATCAAATTACATGATATTAAGAATGTAGTGATACAAGGGCTAGAATACAAGCTTTCTTTAAATGAAATCCTCTACTATGTATCTTAATATGTGATGTAATATATATCAGAGTTTTAGGTGTAAAACACAAATCCTTTAATAACAAACATTATGAAACATTTTAAAACTTATGCTCTTGTAGCATTATTATTTATTGCTCTTACATTAGAGAGCTGTGCATCCAAATGTGCAAGAAGTAGAAACTATTGGTCTAATCATAGATGTGTATAAATCATGAGAGCAGAAGAAATACAACAGAGATTACAAGATATCAGAATGGAATTATATTCCTTAGATAGTCTTAGAGATGGTAACGATGATGTGAACATACACATTATTGAAGAAAGAATAACAGAGTTACAACAAGAGAAGTATAACCTTCAAGACCTCTTAGAGAGTTGTTTTGATCAAATGATTGGTTTATGATAATATTATTATACATTTTTCTTTCCTACATGATAATGTTAGGAATGATATTAGAATCTTACCCACATAGTGATAATGTACCATATTATATGTGGTTTATGTGGCTATTGAGTCCATTTGTATTTCCTATCATTCTTGGTATGGAAATAGTTTCTAAAAACAAAAACTAAATAACATGAAAAAACAAGAAAAACCAATTGAAGAGACAATTAAATTGCTTACAGAACTTGTAGAAGGTCAACAAAGAGCATTAGACATGGCTAACAATCTACTTGATATGAAAAGTAAACTTGTAGAACTATGTGAAGAAGAAGTGGAGATATACAAACATAATAATGTAAATCTTTATAAAACAGTTATATGTCTTTCTGTATTACTTGTTATTTCAGCTTTTCTTCATATTATTAGATTATGAGACGTAGAATATACAAAGGAACATTAGTGGGTTCAACTAATTCTCTTAGAAAAATAAAAGCTAGGAGGTTAATAGTTGAAGTGTTATACAATTTCAGATATGGGATTGTAACAGAGAAGACAATTGATGTTAGACAAAACATTGAACAATAAATTTGGTTAATTTGTTTGTTTTATTTATCCCTGTAGATTATATTTGCAGGGATATTTATTTATGGGGGTGACTGGTTTTGACAGGTTACCAATAATTAATACAATCAGCCAGAGAGATAACTGTAAACTAAGGTGAATTTAATTAAATGGCAAAAACAATTCTCGTGTTGTGTCTCTAGGAGATTACGCACAAATCGAAGCTAACATGAATACAGTATTCTCTTTATTAGGAGAAGAAGTCCTTGTAGCAGCCTAAATTGAATAAGATTTCTCTATTAGATTAAATAGAGTGGTGGAAACGTTGAGCTGAGCTTGACCCTATAAGCTGTATAAATTGTATTAACGAAAGTAGTTTGGACGTGGGTTTGGAAATTGGACCCATTACATAGGAATATGTAATTAAAAATTGCTTGAATTGCTGGAACGCTAAGTCAGAAATGATATGCCAATCAGCAGCCAAGCTCACTAGAAGAAGTGAGAAGGTTCAGAGACTAGGGACACTAAGGTGAGCCCACAGTAAGCAACATCTAGAACAGATGATGATATAGTCCGATCCCTACAGAAATGTAGGAAGAAAGAATAGTCTTTCATAGGCTAACTTTCTTATAGCTTGTTTATTTGTGTATTTACCATTTCTAACGGTAACTACATCATGGTACTTCAAGACTGTGTTTATACGATGTAACTTTTTAGGATGGTGAGAATCTATAAGTCTACAAAATTTTAAACACTCTTGATTGCTATTACATGTTAAAGAATAACCTGTAGCATGGTTTTCTTTTCTAGAAGCTTTTGTTGATAGATGTAATTTTATATTATGTTCTTCTAACATATATTTTTGAATCTCTTCAAGGATATTAATGTATGTGTTAGTAAAATCTAATCTAATTGTTTTATACAATTCGTTTTTAGATTTCTTACATAGTGTAATTGAACCATCAGCATCAAAGAAGCCTGAAATGTATTGTAGTGTCATGATAAATATGTTTTTAGATATGGTGTAAATCTACAACATGTCCTAGACATATGCAAGTAAAGTGACAACAAGTTATTAACAAAATGCGACTCCCACCACCTCCACTCATAATGCTGATTATCAATCAGTTAAAGAAAGCAGTTGCTTGATGTCAAATATGTACAGCAACAGACATTAGAGAAATTTGGCTTCTCATGAATGTTAAGTCCTTTCCACACAGAGAAGGAGTTGAGTACTTTATGGTTTGGGTTTTACTAGTGCCAATCTCAACATAAAGGCTATCAGAAATGGTAGCCTTTTTTATTTTGTATTAATCCTTAATAACAATAGAAATGAAAACAATTGAATTACAACCAACTGAGTTTTATCAGTTCAGACAATTAGCATTTGCAATGTGTATTGCATTTGCATGTACAATAGCACATGGTGTGTATATTGTAGAAGCCAATATAGACCAACTAGAAAAGTTGGGTTATTAAGGAGGGGAATATATGGGCTCTGTAACAAGAGCCCTTATTCTTTAAATCAATAAAATTATGAGTCTATTAAAAGAAACAAAGAGAGTGTTATTAAAGAAAGATACAGGTATTGTGTCTTTTGTAAACAATGAAGGCTCTTCAACACATGTATTGTATATTAATAAACCTAAAACAATCAAACAAAAAGATTTTGAAGAGATAATGCAATCATTAGAAATAAAATTTAAAAAATCATGAGAAGATATTTATTATACTATTACACAGAAAAGAATGATGAATGTCATGATGTAGAGACAATCATTGAAGCAGACAACATTGAAGAAGCTATTAAGTTCTTTAAATCAAGAATTAGAATATATAAACGTATAACAACAATAACAGAATTGCCTTATGAAAAATAACATACACATATTACCAACAGATAAACCAAGTAGGATTTACTTAATTAAATCAAACAACAGATTAGGTATTACTTCTGACAACCCAGAATTTACAGAGAACTTCGGTAGTGGAACTCAAAACCAAAACATCTACATCACTTCTGATGAAGAAATTAAAGAAGGAGATTGGTTTTATTCTGTAAGAGAATTAATTGAAAAAGCAATAATTAATTATCCTAAAGGAGAAAATTTTGGTAAAATCATCCTAACAACAGACCAAGACTTAATTAAAGATGGTGTACAAGCTATTGATAATGAGTTTTTAGAATGGTTTGTTAAGAATCCAAGTTGTGAGGAGATTGAGATTGAAAAATGGTTTGAACAATTTAAAAAAAAATAAGATTATGACACTAAAAGAAAAGTTTGATTGGTATTTATCTGGTGGGGAGAATTGTCCAGAAGTGGAAGAATGTGCTAAAATAGCAGATGAATTTGCTATTGGATTTGCAGAGTGGTTAAATTTTAATTTTAAACTTGATTTTTCAGATAAAGCATTTGAAGAATTATTAATGGTTTATAAAAAAGAAAAAGAATTATGAAAAAACTATTATTAGCACTATTGTTTAGTGCATCAATGTTCTCTCAAACAGAGACATTTGTTAAGAATTATACATCTTATATATCACAATCAAAAGGTGTATTACAACCATGGGTTGCTTTAAATCTTACAGTGGTGTTTAATGCTAACAAAACCAGTGATATTATATTCTATTATTCAGATGGTAGAAAAAAAATATTAAAACAAATAGGTGATGTTAGAGAAGACAAAACTAAAGGTGATGAGAAATATCAAATCATTAATGTAATTAATGAAGATGGAAAAGAAATGTCATTACAATTGTTTGATAATGATACAGCAATGAGACTTCTTATTGATGATGGATATTATATTGAATTTCATAACGATTAACATGACAAAGAAAGAAAGAATCTTATATCACAAACTAGCAGCATTGAGTAATCTATTAATAATGGAACTAGATGAGATGAAACCTACAGCAGAGATTGGTGCAAACATGCATCAGAAGGCTAAAGAGTTTATTATTGCATTAGAACCATTTATAGAAGCATCATTTGATAGTGAGCAAGTGAGAAGTGGAACATATTTAATAGATCTTTGCCACAAGGTAGATACAGTGATAAGAAAAAATTACGAACAAATAACAGATTAAAGATGAAAATAGAAAACGGAAAATGGAGAGACCAATATGGTGATCCTGTAACAGTATTTAACTTCAATGAGTTAAAAGAAATAGGAGAAAAGGTGACAGCAGTGTATGGTGAAAACATCACTTACAATAGAATAGAACTTATATCTTCTATAAAAGATTTATCAGAGAGAGAAGAGAATGGTCTTGCTCAACTACTAACAAGTGATTATAACATTTCTAAACTAGCAGGATATTAATTATGGCAACATTAACAAAAGCAATACAAGATGTATTAGATAACACAAGTGATGTGTTATATAGACAAGAGATTTATATCAATGATAGACATGAATATGATTATCATAAACTTCAAGTTACACCAGATGTAATAGTTCATACATTATATTATAGTGATGATTTTGAATGGGCT